TGTACAACTATCATAAAAAAGAAAATGCTAACAAGTTATAAATAAAACCTATTAGCATCTTTCTTTGTGATTCCGTTGCGATTCGAACGCAAGACCCACGCCTTAGAAGGGTTTTAATGAAATCACATTCATTGGCTTAGTTATCAAGACATTGCAAGAATTTATTTTAGGGTAAATGGTTCGTTTTTTCGGTGTTTTACTTAAACATCCCGCCCCGTCCAGTTAGTACCCACTCTGCCGAAATGCCATAATCAAGCACTAAATATGTTATCCATTCCGGCTTTAAAACACTGACATCCGGTTGGTTCCTGACAGTATTTATATTCCAATAGTTAATACTATGGGCCTTGGTAAATGTAAGAAGTCCACGCATACGTTTCTGCGCCTTCAGCATATCTATTGCCTCAAAAAAACGTTTGGTTACCTCTATTCCTTCTTTTGATATATTCATATCTGAAAATGTTTTCTGCAAAGGTAAATAAAATAGTAAATAAAACAAGAAATAAAGAATATTATTTGAATAACAAATATAAAAGGCATGAGAATTGAAATAGAATACAGCCTGCATCATCAATTTAATAAGTGGATTACAAGCAATGTTTTTGGATAATATACCTTAAATCAAATAATAAATCTGATTACCAATTTGTTTATTTGTTTATTTTCCCTTTTCTTTGTATGAATTATATTCTATCTTATGGGAAATTGGAGTGATAAGCAAGAGATAAAAAAGGAAGTTAAGGAAAAGGATAAGATAAGACGTGAAACGCTTGGAAAATTCTTTTATGACCTTGCCAAACTAACTTTTGCCGCCATCGTACTAGGTGGATTAACGCCTATATATGCAAATATGGATAATAGTACAAATTGGAGCTTAATAATTGCCGGTACGATTTTTACTATTATATTTTCTCTAATAGGTAACAAAATTTTAAAATAGGGGGGGATTATGGAGGCTCTTAGAGCTTTTTTTATATTAGGTTCTATTTTAGGCGGAGTTTTTCTTATTTGGTTATATACTAAATCAGGAGAGAAATGGCTAAAAGATTTGTAATACGGATGTACTAATTACAATATTTTGCTTGGCAGTCATAACGGGGGTACATTGGTTGCTTAGTCTTATACGAGGTCCGGTGAAAAGCAGTTTGTAAACCTATAGTTATTTTATGGTAATTGATATAAACTCTAATTATATGATAACTGAAAACAGCAATTCCAAAAGTAATTCCACAAACTCCGAGAAAAGTTACTCCGAGCGGCTTAAATCAGAAGATTGGAAGAACAAGTGCTTACATATATTGCTTAGAGATGGATATGTATGCCAAGATTGTCACAGACGAGGTGTTCATAGTAGAAGCTATGCCCCAATAGAGAAAATAGCTGAACTACCTGTTAGGCTGAACGGTAAAGACTTGACAACATTCTGTGATGAGCTACATTGGCGTGATGTTCCTCCCAATGCGTCTGATATTCCTATTCTTTCTACTCCAGAAGATGTTGGTAATAATCTTTATTCTTACACAATGACTTATCAAACATTTAACAACGAATTTGAATTTATTACAGATAAAAAACTCGTTAACCCACATTATGATAAGGCCCCTATTTGTATTTACAAAGAAATGAAACTATCCTTTAATGAGAATAAAGAAACTCTGAAGGGACACATACACATGTTTGCGTTTCGTTTCAATGAGGGCATCAGTAATGCCAATTTTGCATCAATTACAGTTGGTAAATATGAAACTAAAATATGTATAGCAACTGAAAACACATTGTATTATTTTGATTTTATCCCCTTAAATCCCAGTAACCTACCTCTCCACGTCCATCACCAGCATTATATCAAAGGAAAAGAACCTTGGGATTATGATGATTCGGCATTAATTACGCTTTGTGCAGATTGCCATCAAAAGAGGCATTCTTCGTCCGTGCCAGTACCATTGTATAATCATGATAAGAGTAGCATATTGAAGACTAATATACCCATTTGTGATAGATGCAATGGTAGTGGATACTTACCAGAATACGACTATCATCTGGATGGTATTTGTTTTAAATGTTGGGGTGAAGGAGTTCCTCTAAAAGAATTGTTTTAACAAATAATGATTTATTATGAAGTTAGATTATGATTCTATTATTTCTTGTCCCCGTTGCGGACAACAAGTTGATATTATGAGTCTTCGCTCATATAACACTGTCAGTATAGATTATTATTCAGACCATCAAATCGTCGAGGAAAACAGCACACATGTCTCGCCTATTCAAAAATGCCCGAAATGCGGATACTATTATTGGACATATAAGCAACCTTATAAGAAAAGCAATTTTTATAACCAACAATTGGGAACACTTTCGTTTGCTGATTTAAAAGAAGCATCCATACAGTTCATGTCGGGGAGTATGGACAAATCCGATGAAGAAACGCTTTGTTTGGAGATTATTCATGCCTTTAATGATACTTATTTTCTGCTGGATGAAAATAGCATGACAGTTGAACAAGCGAGAATATACAAAGATGACTATGAGGTTTTTAGGAAGCATGCACTTCACTTAATAGATTTAATGAGTGAGGATAAACTTTTTCAGGCGGAGTTGTATCGTGAGTGCCAATGTTTTTCTGAATGCATATCTACACTTGAACATTTTCAATCTGATAAAAAGCAAGATATACATCTCAAGAAGTTAATTATGAATAAAGCTGAAAAACAAGACGCTAAGGTGTTTCTGGTTTTCAGTCGGGGATACACAGTGAAAAACGGACCATGGCCACGCACACGCCATATATCTCCAATTCAACCAATTCAATCAAAATGGAAAAGAAATCCATTAGATGTCTTCATAGCAAAATTGTGGAATAAGTTTGTAGATGAATTATTCTATGAATGAATTCGAGTTGTGATTATTAACAGTGATGGAATGGAATGAAGTTAATCTATAGGCATTATATAAATTAATTGCCCTGCTCATTTTAACCAATTCTAAAGCTATGCAATCTGCAAGCAATAAGAATCGTCATATCTCCATCTCAATTACCTATCATCAGCTCCCAATTATCCATAATAGTCATATCCCAATGCGGCACGTCAAATTCATTATTGACCGACACCCCATATACAGAAAGACTCTTGCCGGCACTGTCAAACTCAGTCAAAGCCGTTTCTTCTCCTTTCTGGATACGAAGATTCATAAAGTCTGTCATTTGTTCCCAATCGGTAGGACCGATGAATAATGATTCTATGAAACGCCCTTTCACGGGTGCACCAATGGCGGTATCCTTAATGCGTTCCAAATATGATAAAGCCTCTTTGTAAGTCATGGGAGCAAAGATAGCAAAATATAGTGAAAAGGGACGACTATTCAGCCAACCCTTCTACAAAGTTGTTTTTTTATCTTTGAAAAACAGAATTATCAGTTGTCTGTACATTGGTCAATAAGAATTCTTCTAAAGCGGCACATTCAAAAGCCGAATCAAATGGAACCGCAATAGCTACAATATATTTAGGTGACGTGCTCCAATAAGGACTTCTAACCTGGCATTTTCTTTCACCATCATAACAAAAATAACTTCCAAGCCTTCCACCAATGGCAATGGATGATTTACCTATATATAGTACATTATCCTTATCGTTCATTATCAAATAGACTCCAGGTCTATCGACATATGGGTAGCATTGGGGCCAGCAGTTTTCCATATTCTCGTTCTCAGGAAACAAATCATACTTGCTACTAACTAAAAAAGGTGTAAGATTTGGGTGGCGATACTTCTCTTCGTATAATCTCACTAATCTTAAAACCTCATCTAATTTTGCCATTGTTGATTACTTTGTTTTGTAAATCATCGAATCCCTCTTGCCAAAAATACATATCTACAACCTTCATTGATGGGTAGAAGCAGTGAAGTTTTTCAGAAATATATCTTTGGCATTGTTGTATTGTATCTTTATTGCTCTGAGAACAGTCAATTATCCGCTTTAGCAATTCCTCGTCAAGCTGCTTGCCTTGACAATGAAATGCCCGCTTAAACAAGTCATCCAATGCAGGAACGCAACCAATGGTTCCCAACATAATTTTAGTAATCAGAGTATCTGTTGCAGCAAGGTTTAAGGGTGAAGTCTTATTTTCCGGTTTATAATATGCGATTTTACTGTAGTAATCTTTGAGCGCTTTGTATAACTTCATTATTTGAGAAACATCATCCATTGTAATCCATTCCTTTCTTAGAGAATGAAATCTCTTTATTATGTTTACGGCATCCATATGAATCGTATAATCTTTCCAAAGTATTCCGCAACTACCTCTATACATCCCCCAGCTCGCCAAATAAAAAGCAAGGTGAAGAGCTAAATGGTCTGTTGGATTATCTAAATTGTTGAATGCCCCATAGCAATGCTCCCACGATTTAAAACGATGATTTGAGTCTTGAACCATATTACTCAAATATTTGTCAACGCTACTTTTGTCTATGGTTAAAACTGGATATGTCATTTTTATATACTGTGCTAATTGTTTGACTCAATAAATTCCTTCAACCGGTAAAGCCGGATGATAGCCGGATTATAAAACGCATCCGGATAATGCTGCTTGATGTCGTTAATGTTCGCCCGAACATACAAAGATGTGTCGTAGATATGCTCAGATTCACTCAATACTACCTCTTTCGGTAACTGTGCTGTTTCCGCCCAGTGCATGATTGCCTGTACTGAGGCTTCGTCAAATTGGTATTCTTCTTGTGACATGTACGTTGAATTTATAAATCATCCTGTTCTTCTTTGAACTTATTTATCAATTCATCAATAAGCATAAAATCCTCACTATCTGTATCGTAAACTAATAATATCTGACTGAAATCCTTATCAAATACATAGTACGAATTGCCTAACATAGTTTGCCCTCTATTATTATCAGCACGATAGCGATGAATAGCTTGGAAACCTATAAATTGCGGTTTTTTGGAGATTTCTACTTGAATTTTTTTATACAGCTTTGTGACTTTCGCGATAAGTTCATCTTTCTTTTTGATTTGCTCTTCCATCTTTCGATTGTGCTCTTCATATTCTTCCTTATACTTCTGATATTCATTGCGTGAATGTGCACCATAACCATCACAATAAATAGTCATAAATGACTTAGCTTGTGAAGCCTCTCTTTTTTCTTCTTCAATTTTTCTATCACATTTATCTGTATCCTTAGCTATTTTTTTCAATTTAAATAACATTTCATGAAAAGCTGGGTCGCAATAAGGCGTGAAGGCACTATCTATATGTGTACTGACGTTCTCATAAGTATCGGGCTTGAATAGACAACTTTTCACATGTTCTTCAATTAGAACGTTAGCCTTGTCTTCAGGAGATTTAACGCAAGAAGTAAACCCTAAGGCTACTAATGCAAGGAAGAATACATCTTTCATAAGTATTAGATTTTTAAAGTTACTCCACAAAAATACAAAGCAAGGAAGAATTATCAAATAAAAAGTGAATAAAAAAACGACGGAAACCGGGGCACTTCATGTACAATAAATCTGGATTCTTCCTGAAATCTGAATATACAAGGAAAGGTAACTTATTGGGCTACCTTACCTAGCAAAACCTTACGATGTAAGAACGATGAACACCTATTACCTAATCCCACCAAGAAAACAACTTGTAAGTTCTGATTTTATTATATAGATACCATGCCTTATATCTTCTTAATTCCTCTTTATGAATAATTTCAATATCATAATCATCTGTTGGGAATTTGAATAGACAGAACCTTGATGCGTTTTTAGTGTTAATGTACAAATTCCTACAAGCTATTACATGTGGACTTTCTACCATTTCATACATACCGTCATCTCTACGCATAGTCTTCATTTCTGAAAACTCTAACTGTAAATCATCCTTTTCGAGTACAATATCCAATAGATTGATACAAAGTCGCAAATCTCTTGCCACTATAGGCATCTTATCTGAACGTGTACACTTTTTAAAGTATTCATGCATTTCCATTATTTTCTTGCGTTCTATTTCCAACAAAAACACATAATCCCAATCAAAGTCCTTTTCCAAGAGCCTGCACCATGAATTGACCTTTGCACGTCTATAGTTGGATTCGGTTCTATTTCTTCTCTGTTTCATATTATAGCACTACTTATTGTTTTCGCTTTCAGATAATTACAAATAATCTTATATCAACTTTTTAAATCAAAGTTACTTCATAAAAATACAAAGCCAAGGAAGAATTATTAAATAAAAAAGCCCCGACCAAAGCCGAGACTTTTTTGTTGATATCACATTTTAACAGAAAATACATTAAATTTTACTCAAACTATCTCACTGCAAGATTCAAAGTAGGAAGAATGACAGGGTTGACTCCAGATAATCCCGTTAAAGTAGTAACATAAGCCCTTACATAGGGAAATAAAATTGCCGGAGCACTTGAATTAAAGAATGTCGATTTAAGTTTTTCGTCTACGTCTCTGTCAAATTCAAAAAGACCGATAACAACAACTTTAATACGCATCACATTATTTTTATCCATTATATCTACACCCAAAGTGTGTTTATACAAATTATTCTCGATACATTCAGCCCCTTCTTGACTAAACTCTACAGTTAAGTCTTCATTCACGACTTTGTTATCATCTATTTCAATAGACGATTTAATTATGTTGTAACGTAGAAAACGGAATTTTGCAATTTGTTCGGCCATTCTTTAAGCAGCTAAAGGTAAATAAACATCATCATATTCATAGTGATAAGTGGAGAATGAATATGAACCTGAACTTTTAATTGAAGTATTTGAAACTTCATAAATGATATTAGTCATATCATGCAAATCGTTCACTTTGGAAATTATTATATCTTCCATTGGAAACTCTTTGTGAAAATCAATTCTAAATTGATGGGCTATTTTTTTATACGTTTCATTTCCTGCTCTTACCAAATCAGGACTAACTTCTACGATATGAAATCCCGTACTTTTTTCAAAAGCATACTTTATGGATATGCCTCCTACCGAAGAAGACATTTTATCCATCATTTGTTTTATAAAATCGGTTGCATTCATAATCCTTTATACACATCTTTTAGTATATCCAATGTCTCATCTGCTATAACAAGAGCCTCTCGTGATTCATCAGGAGAAATAAGGGAGTTCTCATAATCAGCAATCCTTCTTAATCTCTTCAACTCACTTATATTAGTATCAAATATATCATAAGCATCATCTTCTCCTTTCGCCAACAAATCATCAAGAATCAGCTTTATAATATATAAATGAGAACCTGCATTTTGATTGTTTTGACTTGCATATGATATATAACACTTATGACATAAAATATGTTTTACCAATAAAAAGCAAGAATAATAGGCACAATGTATAGATGCTGAATACATTCCACAACTATCTCTTGATAGCATAAGTGCTGCTTTATAATTTTCTATAGACTTACTCTTTATATAAGGCATTTTATGCTTTTCTTTTAATCTAACACATAAAAGTTCTAAGATAGGATAAACCTTTCCCCAAAACTTTTATAGAACAAATCTCCAATAAAAAATAAATTCGTTCTACATTTCAGTATTATTACAAATTTATAGGTTTTTAGCTTTGTTGCTACAAATTTGTAGCGACAAAGCTAACTATTTTTTGTGCAAAATGACTTATTTTCTAAATAAATTGTTATAAAGCACACCTAATTTAGACTATTTCTAAATACACAAAAAGGATGAAATATGAATTTTATTTTAAATAGAAATACTATGATCTATATTTTTTTTCACCATTACCACTGAAATAAATCATAACTTATACCGCCACCTACATAAAAACCGCCTGGATACCCATATCCAACCTGCAACCCTAATCCCCAACGTTTCTTCTTCGGCTTTATGGGAACCGGATGGTAGATGTCATTCGTTACTGTCTGATAAACAGTTCTTGGATACACAGTCATACTATCCAGCCGTGGGTCTACATATCCGCTCACCACCGCACGGTACAGGCTATCTTCATACACAACCCGTTTGCGGTGAAGCAAGGTATCACCTATACGTACTGTGTCATTCGGCAATATCTGCCAAAAGACCGCTATCGGTGCGGAGATAAGAACCGTATCAGTCTTGACAACCGTCTGTATCTTTGTTTCGGTACGTATTTCTGCCGGCAAAGGCTCGTGCGGACGGAACCAAGCCGCTACACAAGCGATTGCCAGCAACACAACTAATAGCCAGGGTAGTTTTTTCATAACCTCAACAAATAATGATTTACAACCATACCTGCACATATTGCGGCAACTCCACACAGCAAGTCTATTTTGTTCCACTTGCCGTTATAGTAGTGGCAACGGTCGCTGTTCTCCTTGATGAAGAGCATCAGCAGTGCAGTACTGCCACCGAATACTATGGCGGTGGATAGATAGACCACCGCACCTAAGATGTTATTTTTCATATCTTATCCCAGTTTTGTTTTAACCAGTTTATTTCTTCTTCGGTGAAGCTGCGGTCGGCGATGATGATTTTGCCGTGGCAACCGATAAAAGCAGGGCGTTCAGAAGGTCTTAATTTCCCAATATACAACTCTGCATTATCTTTACCATTAACAATGTAATCAAGTTTCACTATTCCATTATATGAATTTGTTATTTGATAGGTTATACCGTCTTTAAAATACTCTACATTGTTCGCACGACCAAAACTATAAGTTGTATCTTCATTATATTCATTATAAAATTCAAATCCAAAAGCTCCAGCTCCACTCGTAGTAATTTTAGACAAGAAACAAACTCTATTTTGTCTCTCAAACCACGTCCTCTCCGCCATCACCGTGTAATCCGTTAATATCGGGAAACCATAGCACACTGCGTACATCTTGCCGTCGTAGCAAAGCTGGTCGGGGTAGTCGGGGATTTGAGTGATGGTGATAGATTCTCCTTCTTTCAAAGAATATTCAAATACAGCTTTGGTTGCACCTTCAATATTTTGAGCAGGAATAATGTTCTCGCCATTTTTTAACATCACACTTGTTATTACAGCATCAGTGCTATTCCTAAATCTCAAATAGAGATAATCACCTTCTGCATTAATATTTGCCGATATTTTAAACGCTTTATTATTCCAATTACCAAGCTGCATATATGCAAGATACGAACCGCCACTGCCACTAACAGTAAAACTGAATGGGTCTTGTTTTTTATCTACTCTGGAGATGATTAATTTGCTAAAGTCTTGCTGATACACTCCCATCCCGCTATTCAGCTTACCCTTACCACCATACAGATAGGCGTGGTTGCCGTTGCCGCTAAGGTCTTTTAGGATTGATGTAGGGAGCTGCTCAATAGTGATATTACATGTACCTACAAAATTACATCCAAAGCCTACAAAATGATGTCTGTCTTCAATAGTATATATTCCGTCTTCTGTTATAGTATTAATGATTTGGTGTTGCCCATTAACATAATCGGTAATTAAAACTTCTTGATTATCAGTTATACCAATAATACGAACAGTTAAATTGGAATATGGTTCTTGAATATCTTCTACAATACTTAAACCTTTTAGAATACATTCTGTTATTATGAATTTATGTTGGCTAATAGTTACAACTCCTCTTGCTTTTACATAATTCCAATTAGTAAAATCTTCCACATACGCCTCTATCACATCGAAATTCGTCATACCCTGCTTCTTCGGGTCATACCAAGCCTTGATGTGCTCTTTCATACCAGTGGGCCAGATAAGTCCCTTTTTACCAATACTACCCGGAGCACCTATACCGGGCAGGCATATCCCGCCAATGTTTATTGACGGAATACGCACATGAGGAATAGTAATTGCTTCCATAATTACTCACTCATTAGGATTTTACCTGAAGCCGGTTTAGTGTTTGCACTTATCTTGATGTACATGCCGGGAATGATACCACGAACAGGCACATTGATTACGTCAGTTTTTGTATTACCGCTAAAATAGGCAATATTGTAATCAGCACCGTCCATGCTATGCAGGATGTAAAAATCATTTTTGGATGCTATGAATTTCAATTGCAATCCAAAATCTCCGGTCACCTGTACCGGGTCACTCACATGGCGGATAACTCCGGCTTCTTCCACTTGCTTAAAAACTAATTCGGTCAACATAATATCTCATTTTAAAGTTTCAATACCTGATTTCTATTCTTACCGTCCGCCCGGTAGCTCACATGCACCCAGGCGAAATTACTCTCATCAATCAACTGGTCAAAAGGAAGGTTCTTGCGGATATGCTCGAACAATAGCTTATTCTGTTGCCTGTCTCCGGTATCAATGTCCGCGGCCTGTCCGCTCATGTGCTGGCTGGTTGTCGCACCGCCCACTGCTTTATTCAATGCCGGACAACGATAACCGCTGTTCACAACGATAGGTTTGCCATACCATTCGCGTAGCGGGTCAAGAACGTTATCCACCAATGCAGTCAGATTGGCTTCTATATCACAGCCACATCTGTTGTCAATTCCTTTGCGGGCGGCAGTTGTCGAACGGCAAAGTTCTTCAATTGTAAAATACTTCATATATCTTTGATTTTAGATTATATTTGTACACAAAAAACACATTTGTTTGAGCCTTATTTTTTTCTCTGTTTAAAAATGGAATGGAAGGGAGCTGTTGGGAAACACCTTCCTTCCAGCGAATCAGTAACCACTCGGCGGTTTCCGTCCGCTGCATCCCCGGACATCGCACCGCTTCATTTCAGCCTCTTTCAGTTTTAATTCTATCTCATGCCGCTTATGGACTTCTTCCAGATGGGCACTTTGTGCCTGACGCAGTTCTACATACAGTCCGTCTATTTTCGTGTCACGCTGCGCTATGCGTTCTTCCAGCCAAGCGACCTGTTTACGCTCATTCTCATTTTCCATAGCGTCAGCGGAAGCGTCCTCTTTACGGGCGTTCGTTTTCCGGTTCACCCAAAAAGTTATCGCCCATGTAATTGTAGAGCTGCCGCCTATCGCACCTATTATTGCTAACCAATCATTCAGTTCCATATCTTATTTTTTTGTATTCTACCAACCCTGTAATCTATTGCCTGTCCATATATTGTTAACTTTGTCATAGATGAAAATAGCCAGCCATCCCCCTGTTATATGAACTTTTGTCGTTCCCGATGTAGGATACCCCAGCGGGCTTATCCGGCCATACACATAGACGTCACCGTTGGAATGGTTTCTTATAAAATACATCTGTCCATCTTCGGCATCAGTCGGGAGATTCATTGTAATGCCTTTGGATATGGCAATTACAATACTATCCATTAACGATAAGGTTTCGCTACTGCCGATTCTTCTTGTTCTTAATCTGAATCCACAAATATCACCCTTAGGTATAAACAAGGCATGATTTCCCGTTTCTACAAAATCATCATAATTCTTTGCCCCATCTACTGATAAATGAAAACACGTATTTATACCTGCCGAATAGGAAGACATGTTGCGACTTACATTTATTCTTATCGGGGATATGATAGCCCCGCCTGAAGTAGCCGGGACAGTATCGGCGCCGATGAATGTTGATACATATTGATTGGTAAAACGTATCAGTGAAGCTGAAAGAAGCATTTCATCATTACCACTTTCAGCCATCAAACTTGATGAGATTTTAAATTCTCCTACAGCACCTTCTTTTGCGTTTACTTTACCTGATAAATCCACATCCGTACCTATCATTTTTCCGCTATGAAGTACCCTGAAAGGCGCACTTTCCCTGTTCTTCTCATTTGCACCTGACCATATCCGTACATCAGAAGCAGAGTTTCCCTCACCGGACATACCGGCATTGATGCCATCACCATTACCGATACCGACCAAACCTGAAATAAGACCGTCCAAAAACCTGATACGTCCGGCTATCTCATTCGCTACCAAATCAAAATAAGTCTTACCGTCAGAAGAAACTATCTTATCCGTAGTTATCCGCCCCGGTAGTATCTCCGTAAATCCGTACAAAGTGGCAAAGCTTCTCTCCCCGTTATTCTCACTGTTAAGGATACCGACAAGCAGATGATAATAACCATCTGTCTGTTCCAACGCAATAGCAGTTTCACTCAAAAGGAATACCCCTGATTGGTTATCCTTGCTACACTTGGCATATAAATAGAATTTCTTTTCCGGATTGGCAAGTGAGGGAGAATTGTATTCCGCCATATCCCAATACTTGTAATCACCGGCTGCATGAGCATTGGATAAGGTCTTAATCCCTAATGTCATGTGCTGGATAATGCCCGCCGGAACATTCAAAACCTTTGTACTCGGATTGTAATTTATGTCGTGGTTGACTACCACTGGACTGGTCTTGGAATTCACGAAACGGAACTGGAGGCTTTCATCACCAACGAGCATCTGCATCGTGGCAACCGTTATCGGGTTGATTGCACCGGAAAAGTTTAGCAGGCTGTCGGCAAGCATTTCCATTGTCTCCTTTGCATCACGATAGTAACGCTTGGTGAATTGAAGTGCCTTCTTGTGGTTCTCCTCAACCTGCACCTCGTTCGTTTCTATCTTATTAAGTTCACTGGCAACGGATGTACCTACCGGAGTGTTGGACAGTTCTATTTCGGGGCTGTACGGGTTATTTACAAGCCGTTTGATACCTACCATACGGATAAGAGAGCCTTCGGGATGGAACTGATTGTCCGTGAAGTTCACGAAACCGCCCAATACGATTTTACCGCCAACCGTGAGCCAGCGTTTCTTTGCCCAAATGCCGTCAAGTGTTCCGGTGAAGGTAAACATTTTGTCCTCGTGTTCGTAGAGATACTTGACGGCTTCCCGGAATACATCCCATGATGCGCCCGTTCTTGTTGAATTGTCACTGATATAGGCTTCGGGCAATTGGATACCGAACACCGCATATTTGTCACCAGCCTTCGGCATCCATGTATTACCATCCGGCATGGTGATACCGTCTATCTCCTGCGGGATTATCTCGAATTTACGTCCTACATGGGTGTACTTCACTTCAAATTCTTTGCCGGAAAGCATGCCGGATTGAAAGATAACAGTCATCTTCTCTCCTTCGATAAGGCAATCCTCAAAATTGAGGTTATCAGGAATGGCATTATCGTAAAAATCATAGAAGTGCTTTTCCGTATCTACCGTAGTTACTTTGCTGATTTCTCCCACACGTGACGGATAAATCTCCGTACAATCAAGGCTGTCCTCTTTGGCGGTGGTTAGCTCACGGTCGGCACGCATGACGGATGTGCCGTATTCGTCAGTCTTATAAGTTCGGGAGATAGCAGCGTTGAAACCGTCCTCTCCATCGAAGTGCGTACCGTCATAACGAATGGTCTGTGATTTGGGCATCAGCAATTCTTTCGCTCCGTACTTGGAGTAGTCGATGTTCCTATCAGTCGTCTCCACAAGGATGATTTCGGGCGGTATGTCGCCGCTTTCCCGGCCGACACCCGTCTTGAAGCCGTGACCCTTGCCGTAGGATAGGGGTAGGGGATTATCCTTGTTGTACTCTACCTTCCTTAGATGCACAATCTTGGTATGCACGCCCTCTACAACGGTTTCCGTTATCTGATATTCGGTTTCGTAGGCTTCTGCCAGTTGGCTCAAACCGTCCGAACAATAGGTATGGTTGTAGTTAATCAGCTTCTCCGTACCATCTATGCAATCACCGATTACCCACCCTGAAGAACGTCTGTTCAGATTGTCCACTATCAGCTTTAAGTGTTCTTTCGGTTTGGCGGTATAAGGGAACTTGATGCGGTTGTCTACCGTATTGCGTATCTTCCAAAGTTCTGTATCGGCTTTCGAGGTTTCAAGGATAAGCGTATAGTCGTAGTTCCTTTCTCCGTTCTTCTTGAAATTGCTGTCTTTCTTCAAGGAATAACGCTTGCCATAGAACTCGCACCATGAACCCACGGGAATAGACAGGTAGCCCGGATGAGAGAAATACAGTGTAAGTGCATCTTCGCCCATTACAGCTTCATAGGAATAACTGTTATCATCCGTCAGAAGCTCGATTGTTTCATTGCCGTTATGTATGGTAATCATAATTTTAAAATAGATATTGCTTTAAATAGTGCCGTAATATCTGAACCATGCGCCCCACTTTCGCTCTTTCAGATAGTTCGGATTATCTTGGTTGAGTTTGGCTTCCATCTCAAATGCGCTCGCACGGTAAGCGTTTTTATTGACCTTGCCCTCCCCAATCTTGTTGTCTGTAAACAGATGGTACACGAAGCTCACAAACCATTCTGTCAAATACAAAATGTAGTAGAATATCGGGATAAGTAACAACCAGCATGCACTGACATGGAACGCCAGCAATACAGACGGGATAGCCGCTATCTCCATACACTCGAGGAACTGTTTCTGATGTGTCCGTTCATGGCGTATGGTTGTTTCGGACAACTCCTTCAGCTTCGTAAGGATGAAGCCGAAGAGCATTATAGTTGTGTAGCTGCCAAAGAGGATAAGTTTGGCAAACCAGTTTTCGTAAAATACTTTTACTCTCATAATCAAAAAAGTCAACACTTTGTTATTTTATTAATATTATTGTTTCACGCATTCATTACAATGCAAACTACATTAGCAGTTATTGGGACTGTACTATCATAAACATCAAACATGCTATCTCCATTACTACATATCGTATCAACATAAGAGGTAACAACAATTGGCTCGTTTTCTACATATTGAAGTAAACACCTTAATTCTGTATTACCTTCGTTATAGTAAGCAAAACTTTGGTTGTTTATATCATAAGAATACCATTCAATATGTTGTGCAGGTATTTTAGTTTGTACTTCATCACGATACAATACCGTCTCGGAACTATCGCTAAGATTAATAATTAAAATTCTTCTTACATTCGAACTATCAGAAATATCTATAAAATCATTAGCAATAGTAATGTTATTAAGAAGCTGTTTAATATCAAATTCTTTGCCAGCAATAAGAGTACTACCAATAAAAACACCTGCGTTATCTCGACCTACCTTAAGCCCCCGTTAATATCTTTTGTATCTTTATCCATATAATTCGTTTTTAATACTGTCTCCAATAATTTTACTCCATTATTTCTACTACACGTAAATCGTAAGTATCTATACTTCCAATTTGTGCAAAATAATCTCCATTTTTATATATCATATTAGCTTCATATTTAAATGTTTGAGTACCATCTTCTAAAACATCTGCACTGGAAATATTACATTTGATATTATCAATAGCTACCATACCAGCATCTTCACCTTGAGAATAAATACTACAAACTTGCGTAGGGACTAAAGTTATATCTTCTCTATAATCGAAACTAATACGTTTTGTAGCGTTAGACCGATTAATTACAATTATCAAATTGCCATCAGTCCCAATTGTTATATTCTGTACCCCCCCCAATATCTGCTTATCTCCCACAAACAGCCCAGCCCCAGCCGAGCCAACTCTAAGATTACTGTTTTCGTTACTCATAATCATTATCCTTTAATCGGTTACACAATATGCTGTATTGGCATCCTTAGAGCCAATAGTATCGTACTCGGCAGCGGTTTTCTTGGTGAGGGTGGTGAGGTTGTCGGATTGAACTAAATCTTGTATAATCAATTTATCATAATTGTGATTTGACGCTTCATCAACATTTATAATACAAGATTTTAGGGTGTTATTATAAAAATAAGTAAAATTACAATTATACCCTCCTTCTGCAGTATTATGCTTAGCATATAGATTGCCGGCAATGCAACTACTCCCTACGCTATATTCATTTGCATCATCATACATCCAATCTGTAAATTTCAGACTGTTATATACATTCTCATTAACTCCTTGTAAGAAGGAGAGATACGCAGAGTAAGTACCAAATAGTTTATTAATTAAAGCCTGAACATCAGTACCATTTACACTCTTATTATTGTATAATACTTCTTTCCAGGTACTGTTGTTGACGATATACACCTTATCATCCACATACTTCTTCGTTGCAGGCTGGTAATCGCCCGTAGGGGTGAATGATGAAGTGTTGGTCTTGGTGAGGACGTCGTCCGTAAATGCAAACTCTTTCCAATTAGTCCTAACGCCCTGTTGATTACCACCACCTCTTGCAAACCATCTATTAGTTAGATAAGAGCCATAGATTTGATTAGAATGACCATAATTGGCGTTTGCGAAAATCAATGCTCCATTCTCATTAATAGGATAATTATTTTCAGGTGATGTGTAATCAGTAGGGCTTTTCTGCGTAGCAAACCCCGCTCCATTTATATCGTTTAAATTCTCTGATGTAAGATTTAAATGCTCGGGAACTTCCGCCCAATCCCCATTCTTACGACCGTATGCCTTGCCGTCAGTTGGCGCTTCGTCTATGCCGCCTATCTTCCCCTGGCTTACCCATTCACCGTTCACCCATGCGTAGTAATCATAAGGGGCTTCCGTACCTACAGCCATAAACCCGTCAACTGCCGAACCATCGGGAACAGCGGATTTCAAGGCTTCAAGGGTGGCGTATTCGCCGGAGACACGGAAAGGAGCACCGGGATTACCACGGGGAATGGCGAAGTTAATTTTGTATTTCGGATTGCCACCATCATCCGTACCATCGTCTGATACTGTAACTATAGCGGATGCCCCGGCTTCAAGTGTAGTAACCGTGCCCATTGAAAACTGCGGTGTCTTGCCCGTGAAGCCGATAGCGCCGGACATATCGACAAGGAACTCGTAATCACCGGCAGCCTTGACGTACAGTTTTGCATTGTCGGGGTCTTCAACATCCCCCGTGTTCACCAATGCAAAATCACCCTCTGCAATATCTGGATTCCCTTTGTCGGCTTCCATTTCAGCAACAGATGCATACACTTTCTTTATGGAGAAAGCATCACCTTTGGTATAAATATCCGTCTTGTCGTATGCTTGGGCGGTCTTGTTCCATTTGTAGACATAATGGTCTGTTCCTATATAGGTAGGGTGTTCCGCAGTGTCATTGGCATTGGCTGCGGCCGTATTGGCAAGCGAGGCTTTTTCATTGGCGGTTACAGCGGCATTATTTGCGTTCCTGGTCGCTTCCTCTGATTTTTTAATTGCATTGACGATATCCTGATAAGCGGTCTGAATATCTTCCAAGCTAACCTTTACACTGGTCTTGATACCATCTATGATTTTGTAACCAATGGTATATAATCCCTTTAGGCTGTCGGCAAGGGGCAACTCTGATATTTTCTTCTTTCTTAATGGCATAGCTCTAATCTCCTAAATCAATAAAACATTCTTCATCTTCGGTCATTATAAACTCTCCTGCTTCCGAGGCAAGCAAATACTCGGTATCCCCAAGTCGAAAGCTGGTGAACACAAGGGTCAAAGTGAACTCCCACCATATCCCGCCAAGAGGATTGAAGTGTTCTGTCTTACAGCTTTTGTAATAACACGGGTAGCTTTCAGACCATTCGTCAACATAAAACATACGCTCTGCGTCTTCATACTCGTATCCTTCGGCATCGGTCTTAGCGGATAGTCTGGTGAGGTCATACAAAAGAGCGTCACGGTTTCGCCAAAACGTATCAAAGTCCGGGGCGCGCATCAGACATTTAAGGTTCACATCTTTCGTTTGGAACTTCACGAACTGCCCGTCATAGATTGCCCCGTCCTGATATTTGAAGTTTTGAAGCAGGTTCTTCTTCACGGCAGGGGATTTGAGAATCTCTTGGTTGCTTCCCTTAAGCAGTATCACACCATAGGCGGATAAGTCCATATCGTCCAGCTCATAGCCCTTAGGCATGGTATATAGATTGACAGGCTCTTCGTAGACGTAATCGGCCGGACGGGGGAAGTCATGCGCAAAGACGAACTTCGACCGATCGGAGCTGTTGAACATCTCAAAGCTGCTCTGTGAAGAAAGTCTCAACCGGAATGTACGTCCGAGTTGCGGGAAGTTGAAGTCGTGGTATCCCATATCTGAGAGAAGGGCTACAAAGTCGTTGAACTTCCATTCATCGAAGAAGCCAAATTCAAGGGTGACATCCTTAGAATCCAAAGCAATAGCGGATAGGTCAAACTCTTTTCCGTCTTCTTCTGCCCAGTCATTGCTATCGGGAGTTTTGGAATTTGGAAATGCGACTAATTCGTTATAGCTGCCCCATATAGAAATCATTCCGTAATCGGAAGCATCTTTGCCGTCTATGTAGAGTTGTCCTTTCATATTTTAATTCTTGCTAAGTTTCAAACCCTTAATCAACATCGTGTTTATATCGTTTTTCATAAAGACGATGGCGTTCTCGATAGCTTCCAACCTTGCCGTGTGGCTGTCTATATTCGACAGATGAGTAAGCGAGGCATCCCGCATGGAAAGAATGGACTGCATGGTCTTGTCTATGCTTGTCAGGCACGAGAGGTTGACGGTATGGGCGGCGATAGTGTCTATGCCGGTAGCCATACGGTTGACATTTTCATTGATGGAGTATGTATGCCCTTGCATGACGGCCAGCCGCCCGTTGTTCTCGTCTACCGAATCTTGCGAGGCTGTGGCGATTCCCCTCTGAGAAGCTTCACGGGTGGAATCCTTGCCTCCAGTGTATCCGGTAAGTTCAGCAATCTTGTCACGCTCGTACATCGCAGCGTTCACAATGTCGTCATAGCGTTTCTTGAAATCAGCCATTTGCGTTTCAGACAATTTCCCGCTATTCTCACTTATGGATTTAGCCACATCGTTATACCAGTCCTTTAGCTCGTTGTCGAACGTTTCACCGAGCGAGAAGTCCAGCAATGCGCGTTGCATCATTTCCGAGAAGTCATCAGAGAATCCCTTGGCATCCTTCTCCATGTCCATAAGGGAGTCCAAGAAACTGCTACGCAGGCTGTCAAAGGAAACGTTCATCAATGACTCGTTGATGCTGGCTTCAAGGTCGGCTATCTTACCAGCCTGTTCAGCGTATTCTTCCAGGTCTTCCATGACGCGCCCACCATAACCGCCTTTACCAGCGTTCTTTATCTGCTCGTAGATGTTGACGTTGCTAAGGAGCTTGTTCATCTGCTCCGGAGTAAGATTCCACAGCGAGTTTGTCCCGGTAAAGCTGGCATCCACATTCTCCTGCGCCCATTTCAACTGTTCGTCAGTCCACCTCATGTAATACTGCCAGCTCTTATGTGAGTTGTGGTAGCTCGCTTGCGCCTGTGCGATGTCAAGCAGATTTTCGTTCTTCTCCTGCTGGTTCTTCCGGGCTTCCTCATAGGCGGATATAGCCTTAGACCCGGCAGACTTTTCCATTATATCAGTCAGACGGTCGATGGATTTACCCAATATCTCGTTGCGCTCTGTAAGCCTGTTTATCGTTTCCGCTACTTCTTTAGCATTACTCCCGCTCCAATTGATTACCCCACCTAATGATGTGATACTTGTTAAAGCCCCTTTTATCGTTTGCAACCCGCCGGTAACAATAGACATGGGTTTCATAAGGTCTATACTTCCAAGTCCATCCAACATCTCGCCAAACCCGGACATTGTTCCTTCCAACCATTCAGGCGTTTTTATACCAAGCGTTTCCATGATACCAATAACTTGATTACCGGCATCCACATATTGCCCTATCTCATAAATTCCTTTATGTAAAGCATCCGTGGCTTCATATAGGGCTTTCTGCTTGCTGTTCTTTGCACTTTCAAGGGTGGCTTTGGCATTCTTCTTTTCCTCATCAGCACCTTCTTCCAAAACTTTGTTATACGCTTCCTGCGCTTCACGTTGAGCATCAGTGGCATCTTTAAGGGATTTAAAGGAAACAGACATAGTTTCAAAGGGATTGCGTTCTGAAACCTTATCATCAATCCGTTCGATAGCATCTACCAGTTCTTTAAAGTTTTCAGGAGATAAATCCTTTTGAGATGATATAAAGTCTTTAAGGTTAGCTTTCAACTTTTTCAAAGTATCAGTAGAAACCTTATCAAGGTTGCCAAATACCTGCTCCCAATCCATATTTTGCTTCAGCTCGGACAAATCAATGCTTTGAACAGCTTCTTCCATTTCCTTTTGGAGAAGCTTCTTATCGCCTTCGGTAGTGGCTTTGGCCATCTTGTCATTATACTCTTTAGTAATGGCGTCCTTTTTCTGTTGGAATGTCCCGTATTCCTTCAGATAGCGGTTCATAGCTTCGCTTTGGGCTTCTGCTTCCTGCTTGTGCGTTTTCGTCACAGCTTGTTGATACCTCTTGAAAGTGTTTTCTTCGGCTTCGTCAAACAAGGGAGACTGCTGTTTATAGGTTCCGTCTTTCTTAGCCTTTTCACGGGCAGATTCTATCGCATCCAATTCTTTCTGATAGTCCAAGTCAATCTGAGCCAGCTTCTTTTCCGTTCCATCAGCCCTGAGGTTGATTTCATCCTGCTGGTTCTTACGGCGGAGGGAAAGAAGCTGTTCGGCAAGTTGTTCTTGCTGTTTAAGTCGGTCGCCTTGTTGCTTATCGGCCTTACTTCCAGTTACGCCGCCAACGCTTTTATATTTCTTTTCAGCTTCATCTTTCTTTTCAGTGAGTTCCTTTAATTTCTTTTCATACTCGAATTCTGTCAGTTCGTTTTCGGTATTGAGAAAATTATCAAGCTCTTTCTTGGCATTCAAATAGTTATTCTTATATTTTTCAATCCATTCTTTGCCTGTGTTTTTTTCACTGGAGCGGGATGCTTGTTCAGTTTCAAGGGCATTCTTGATGGTCGAGAGTTGAGTTTTGGAAAACTCTCCGCCAAGTTCTGCAACTATGGCAATAGCATCATCTCCGTTCTTGCCTATCGCCTTTAATGATAGGTTAATGGCGTTGATAACGGAAACAATGTCGTTGTCCTTCATGTTTTGGATATTTCCAAGAAATGAAGTAACGTCATGACTGGCAACTTTTGCGATAGCTTTATTGACTATTACCTGCTGTGCTTTGATTGCATCATCAACATTGTCAGTAGCCCATCCATTGCCATCCATGTCAACGAGAGTAGTAGAAGTGCCTTTCCTGCGCACATCTTGGAAATATTTCAGTTTTCGCTTTTCTTCTTCAAGTATTTCAGCATCGGATTGTCTTGCTCTATTGTTATCTTCGCCTGCTATGAGCTTTTTGTATTTAGCGATTTCTTTCAGGTATTCGGCTTCGGTCAAAAGACTATCCAGAATAGTAGGATATTCGGCTTTCAATGCTTCAAATGCTTGCAGACGTTCTCCCTCAGACCTATTATTATCCTCGATGGTTTTGATGAGTTTATCTATATTGTCTTTATATTCATTCTGCTTTTTCTGCTGCTCATCAATAGCTTTATTATACATACGAGTAGCAGTTTCAGCTTCACTTTCAGCAGTAGCAACTTTATATAATGCAAATCCGAGTCCGGTAACTGCACCTGCAACAAGTAGGAGAGGGTTAGCCATTAAGGTAGCCCACATCCCCTTTAATATGTTTGTCAACTGTATAGCAGCCAATTTCATGATATTCATTGAAGCTGTATTTGCATGATTGGCAACGGTATTAGCTTGTGTTGTGACTGTATTAAGTGCTTCCGAAGCGGATTTTTTCTTTGTTGCCGCATCATTCAATGCTTTTTGTGCAGAATTACGGGCGATAGCGGCAGATTGAAGTTCGACGCTCTTTTCTGCAAACTCTGTGCGGTATGTATTGGCAAGTTCTGTATTTCCCAAATCCTCCGCACGTGCAATCCAATCATCCATTCCGTCAACGGCATCCTGCGCTGTCTGCAATCTTTTTTCTGCGGTGTTAAAGTTTAGAAGGGCATTGGCATACGCCTTTTCTGCCAATCCTTTTTCTGTTTCAAGGGATGATATTTTCAATGCAAGCTCTTCGCGAAGCATGGTAAGCTCAGCAGCTTTGCTTTCTGTAAGTTTTCCGCTTGCTACTGCTGCGGCAATATCGGTGTTATTGGATTGTTTTTTAACTTCGAGGAGAGTCTTTAATCCGTCTATTTCAGTATCAACTTTTAATGTTTGTTCTACACCATGCAGAGCGGCAGCGGTCATAACAGCAGCTTTATAGGTACCATAGGCAACGGCAGCGGATTCTATGGCAGTCACTACAGCTTCCCAATGTTCAACAAGATATGAAACGCCGGAAAGTCCGCTATTGATAATGCTTTCATTCTCTTTGCCTATTTTGTTAAACATGGTAGATATAGCATCTTCAATATTGCTTATCTGTCCGGTGATGGTTTTTGATTGCTCTTCCATCAGACCGCCGAACTTGCCGCCTTCATCGGTCATAGCTTCGATAGCTTTCTGCACTTCGGGGAAACCAACTTTTCCGGCTGTTACAAGTTCTCCAACCTTATCTTTAGTCACTCCGAACTGTTTGGCAAGCTCGTCTGCCAATGGAATACCACGTCCCATAAACTGGCGTAAGTCCTGGGTAAAGAGTCGCCCTTGCGTCATGGTAGTACCATACAACCAAACAAGGTCATTCAGTGGGATGGAAAGTCCGGAAGCTATATCTCCGAGTCTGATTAAGGTTTCATTGACATCTTCTGCGGCAGTCCCGTAAGCGAGTAACTGCTTGGCGCCATTGGCAACACCCTGTAAGTCAAAAGGTGTTTTTGCGGCGGTATAAACCAATTGGGACATCAATGTATTTGCCTGCTCTTTGCTTCCAAGCATGGTATTAAAGGCAACTTCCAATTGCTGGAATTCACCACGTACACGTGTAATGTCGCTGATAAGCTGTTTGGCTCCTAAACTGATACCGAATGCTGCTGCGGCAGTAGTCATACGTCCGAACATCTGCTCGATGCTCATGCCGCTTTCTTCTATCTGTTTGGATGTGGTGCGTACTCCATTGCGCGTTTCTTCGAGCTTATGCAGAAAGTTGGAGTTATCTCCGGTTATGTCAAAGTGCAATCCTGCCATATGTCTTTTCGATTTATGAAGTGCCATGTAACATTACATGGATTATGTTCTTTTTTTCACTATTAAAAATTATAATGCTCGTAAATTTTCTGACAGACACCCGAGAAAATAGTCTTTTTTTAATCTTCAAGCATGCTTTTTATCAGTTCTCTATTCTTTGGGTCGTCTGCATTGATACGTTCTTTGGGGTCGAATATATTCAGCAGTTTCCTTTCGTCAGCTGTCAAATAAACCGTGGATATGGAGTCAGCCATTAACATTCTAAGATTGGTATAACTGATTCCCCAAACCACATAATTCATGGACCAGCCATAACGTTGGCAGGCGAAGTCTATTAACGTGCCGTAGACACTGTTGCCACCGAACGTGATACTTCCGCTATCTTTTTTGACGTCTGTAATACGTTTCCGTTCTTCACGTTCCTTGTCAATACCTAAATGCTTAATGTATAATTCGGCATCATCTCCGCTTAGTATGATTACAAACAAGGTAGCAAGTTCTTCCACGTCCAAGTTAGCTGCGAAGAATTCTTGCCTGCATATAATCTTGTCATTGTCAAAAATATCCGTCTTTTTATTGAACGTATAATAGGATAATATTCTGCAAACAAGCTCTTTCTTGGTGCTGCATAGCCTAAGGGCTTCCATGTAAGGGTTAGCAGCTATAATCTTATCATCCGCACCAAGCCCAGTAAACAATCTGGCGAGCAGGTATGTTTTGCCGAGGGTAGGAGGATATATGGAAAAATGCCGGTTACCAACAGTGAAGCCTATCGGCTTTTCCATAATAGCATCGGCTATACTCATTTCTATACGTTCTCTATTTTCCATAACAAAAAAGGTTCATAGGGCAGGATGACGGATTCAAACCATCGCCACATATATATGTATGCTTTCACTACACCAATCCTGCATGGTGCAGGTTTTACCACCAACCTGCAAAGGGCGTCTGATTCCGCCTGCCACCACTTGTTTGAAAATCCATCAACCGGCAGCAGTGTACTTTGCTGCGACCTCAACGATTTCACCTTCTTTAATGGTGGTAGACGTTTGTGTAGGTTTGGTCTTGCCACTTACATCCTTATACTGGATGGTAACACTGCCTTTGGTCGCAAATACCTGCACTCCGCTTTTATGCCAGTCGTTTTCAGTGGATAGCTTCCACATGCCGGCTCCACCATCATCAGAGATGACTACTTTCAGGCTGCCGGCACCGCTAAAATTTACAACTTCGTGTTTTACCTGATTGCCGGTTGCCGGCTTCAGCACATCAAAGGTATATTTCCATTTCTTGCCGTTTTCGGTGTCGAAGGTTTCTTCCATGGACATAGTGGAGCGGTCAATGACAATACCTTCAACAGTAGGGTCTTCCGGCTGGAGTTTTACAGCATATTCACCGGAAATGATACCGTCAACATCATCAACAGGCTTCGCACGTCCCTTGCCGGCACGGAGTTCAAATTCAAAGGTATACGTGTTGGCTGTATATTTGACAGCCTCGTTCTCACCACCTTCTATTTTTGCTTCTCTCTTAGTACCTTTTGTAGGTGTTAACTTTGTTGAATTCTCAACCGGGGTAGGGATGTCAATCCAAGATGATGGAGCTTTGCCGCCATCACCTAACTTACCAATCTTAATAGTGGGTTTCCCCCATGATAGTTCCATACTTTATTCGTTATTTACTTTGTAAAACAATTTATTGTTTATGAGGTGTTCGTTTTTCCCGTTCACCTCAAGCACCCTTTGTTTATCCAGGGTGAAGCGGTAGCTTTCTCCACGCCCTGTTTCCAAAACCTGAATGGCGATTTTGCAGAGTTCCCTGCACCGCATATCATTCATTTCTGCTTCGCCATCACGAATGTTGTCCTTTACATAGATGTTTACATTTACAAAAGCTTCCTGCATCTGTCCGCTTCCATTGTCTAGGATTGATATGATTATATCTTCCTTGTTTGAGTTGGCGGCCCTTTTAGATGCTTTACAAAGTTTTCCGGTTACAGCCTTTTCCAAAGCAGACCCTTTGATGTGTTTGTAAATATCATCTTTTATATCAATATCAGACTTCATCATGGCGCAAGTTGGCTTTTAAGCTTACTCATCATTTCCGGCAGTTTCTTTCTTGCGAACAGTTCGGCGGATGCGAGGACATTTTTGCTTTCCATCGCTTCCACAAGTTCGGCATAATTCATTCCTGCAACAACGACAAGTACATATCCATTCGTGAATTTCCTGGCAATTTCTTCTGCAAACGTTTTGCCTTCCTTAACTCCATCGTTACCTTGCTTTACTTGTGTAAAATCCGAGTAGCGGAGTATTTTCCCATTGTGGGCGATAGCATAGCCAATCGAACTACGCAGGTTTCCAGAACGGTCTATCCAGCTTACTTCTTGCGGTCTGTCTCTGGCTTCAATCACACACAGTTCTCCGAGGTAGGAGAGTGCGCGGACAATCAGATTTTCAGTGCGCTTTTTTTCAGCATTGATAAAAGCGTTGATTTCGCTCATTGGTGTTGTCATCCTTATACCCATAACTTTGCGCAAAGTTGATAACGATGGAATCCTTTAACCTCACATTCTCTGACAATACCCCCAAGAAGAAACAGCCTCACTTTTTCTCCAATGGAAAACTCCCTGCAATCAGCGTCCAGACGGACAACAGAGGAATAGGTGCGAACGACACCGTCTTCAAACTGTCTTTGTTCGGCTTTCCCTGCCGGAACATTGCGACATGGTATATCACCTTCCCATTTGCTTTCGCCTTGATGGTAATCTCCGTTTCCGTCTTCATATCCGGGAGTGATGGTAAGGTACTGTAGTCTATTGGGTCTATCGTCAATAATCATGGTTGTTATCTTCCTATATAAACGGAGGGTTCTCCGACTATCCTCCAGCTTTCACCAATGGCATTGTAAATACTATTTGCCAAAGAGAAGATTTTATCTTTTTCAGACTGGCTGAAAGAAATGTCACCTTCTGAAAAGTTCGGCGCTTGAATAAGGCTGATAAGGCAATCTGCCACAGCCCCCTTAAAGGGTTTGCTGGTAAGAATTTCCGCTGTACAGTCATCATTGCCGTTAAGTTTCCTTTCAAGCAGACGGTTTTCAAAGAAGCCACTACTTAATTTGTAGTGGACTTCATCTTTTAACGCTTGCAGAATTGTTTTCATACGCTATTCGGACTTATGGGACTCTACAGCAGCTTTCAATGCTTCTTCCTCTTCGTCACTTAAGGCATTGACTTTCTCAATCAGTTTGGCATCGCTGATGTTGGAAGCAATGCGATCCTTGCTGATGGTTTTCAAAGCTGCAATAAATTCCGGTTTCTTATAGGTAGCCCCCCAGATGGTTATTTTCGCATCGCCACTGTCTTTGGACTCTGCTGCGGTGTTAACTTCTTGTGCTTCGGAGAAATCGTAAACATAAATCTGGTCAACATCCTCGATAATAGGGGCCACAAAAGCCTGACTGGAAGTTATCTCTCGCAAAGGGTTTACGAGCGAGTATTTAGATATCAGCTTGAAGGTGTCTACAAGCTTGTAGATAACATTCTTGACGGGATTGGTCTGCTCTGCCAATCGCCCATAAACCAAAGTTCCGACAACTTCATTGCAGATGAAAATAAGTCTGTTGGCGTTCCAGGGTTTAATAGAACGCTTTTTGCCGTTCTCTTCAAAAATGACAGAGCGGTCAATGATTTTAAACGTGACGCCACCGTTATCATCTGCAAAGGCCTCGTTGAATTTGGCGCCGGTAGGAGTGGGGAGAACCGTATCCGGAGTGAATGATTGTCCGGTATAATTGGCTACAAGTTCTTTTGCTCCTTGCGTCTGTCTTAGTTTGTCGTAAGCGGATTTGGCAATGCAAATCTCGATGATTGAATTACCATCTGCATCAGCTTTGGCAATAACCCGTTTGATGTCCTCAAGAGAAATTTCATCTTTTGCGGTAGCACCAAAGGTGTTCTCTTTCAAATAGTTGAAGTTCAAGCGCATTAGGGCATTGGGGGTATCCTCGTCCTTAATGGCTACATATCCGTTGGATAGAGCAAACAGGAAGTTGTATTCATTCCTTTCATCAATGCCGACTGAGCAGGCGACAGCATCATTGGCAAGTTTGCCAGCGATGACTTTTGCATTACCACCCTGCGCTTCCATCACATTGATGTTGTTAATGTCCGACTCTTTCAGGATTTTGGACATACCGATTTTGGGTAGCTTTCCGTTGGCTGATGCAATGCTATCACGGCTTTTAACCGGCAGTTCAGAATCTACAGCCACGAAGTCAGCGGCCACATAGGTCGTATTGACAGAAGTGCTTTCCCATTTGTTGTCCGGAGAATATTCCGTACGCAACATGGCATTATCTCCCTTGTGAAGATAGGTGAGCTTTTTGTTTCTCTTGCCGTTTACTTTTTCGATTAACCGTTGCAGTTTAGGGAAGAATTTGGCAACGTATTTTTGAAATAATGACTCATTCATAAATTATACCTCCATTTTTAGTCGTGTTCAAAAACAAGTGTCGGAATAGCTGCTTTCAGAGCCGCTTTGATTGTATCCAAAGGATAAGGACCGGCAGCATCGTTTACCACTCCAGTGTGCATAATGGACACGAATGGCTCTTTTACCGATTTGGTTGCATAGCATACACCTGCATACTCATGTTTTCCTGGCAATGCCTCATAGGCATCTCCGTTGGAGTTTACCGGCATAGGCTTGTATATGTCGGATTCCGTATCACGAATAATCACATGCCCTGCACGGATAAACTCTCCTTTAAAATTGCTTACATCCAGAACTTTACCGCCCTTAATACCTGCTACGTATTTGCGGATAACAATCGGGTCATTTCCGAAACCGAAAGATTCAATAGTACCTACATCTACTGCTCCCATTTTTCATTTGGTTTTAAATGTTACAATAAATCAGCCATTTCGTCAATTTCATTATCATTGAATGGCTCTTCTTCTTTGGGCTTACCGTCACCGGCAGTAGGGGGAGTTCCCATAGTGGAAAGTCCGGCATCTGCGCGTTCTTGATTGTAAGCTTTCAAATCCTCTTCAACTTCGGAGTAGAATTCTTCGAACTCTTCATCGCTTTCAAAACTCATTTTAGAGAAACTTTTCAGAGTACGGGAGCCGAATGTGCCAGCGTTCTTAAGGAGAGCCTCAAGCTTCGCCTTTCGGGAAGTCGTGATTTTGTCTCCTTCCAATGCAGAAATTTTATCGGTCAGGGTTTCGATGGTCTGCATCATTCCCTTAGCCCATTCCGGTGCATTGTCATTCTTTCCTTTGTTTTTGGGATTTTTCTTGTTTGAACCCGTCTGACGATTGGTAGTATTCGATGACTCGTCGTCATCGTCGTCATCGGTTTCGTCATCGTCGTCATTCTTCTTGCGGTTCTCCTCGATTACTCGATTTGCAAAAGACTGGCTGACTTGTAGATAGGGGAGAACCGCATCAATCGCTGTATCAATCTCTGCGTTTACATCCTCGTCGGAGGCATCATCTGCGGAAGTTAGATTGTCGGCAATCTTGGCGGCGACACTCATCAGTTCCTTCTTGTTGAACCCGAACGCCTTCACTTTCGGTTTCAATCTTAACAAAACTTGCTGTTTTCTGTCCATTGTAGAATGAATTTAAGTTACTAAAAAGAAATAGTCTGCGCAGCACACATGCCAGCAGACTATTCCGTAGAACTTAAAAACACTTTTAGAGCAATGAGTTTTTACGACAAGTTCCGTGGCATGTAGCTTCACATGCTTTGGATGCAAATATACTAATTTTATTTGAAAAACAAATAAACTAAAATATATTTTATCTCATTATCAGAACTATAATAAACCTTCATCGCAAAAAGAGAAAAACGAACCATCGGATATGATTACACTATCAACAAGTTTTATATCAAACAGCGAAAGTGCTTTCTTTAGTTTGTCGGTAATTAGTTTATCTTCCATTGATGGCTTCACATTGCCAGATGGATGGTTGTGAACGAAAAAGACACCAGCGCATAAGCTTTCTATCGCATACTTTGCTACTATTTTCGTGTCAACAACTGTTCCTGCAACTCCACCTTGAGATATTTTGGCATAACCGAGAACCTTGTTTGCTCTATTGATAAGCACAATGAATGAGCTTTCATATATAAGCAAATCATCGGAATAGAACTGCTTTGCGTAATCATACACATCACTGGAGGACATTATCTTCTTTTGCTCAAACTCACATTTATTTGCGGATAGCTTGTATTCGACTACTTTCTTTACCATTGTTCTGTTAATTTAGATATTATCACCAGGTAACTTGACTCCTGCATTACGTAATGCAATTGTCATTTCTCCAATAAAACGGTTTAATTCATTGAACCCATAGGTTCTTTGAGGAACGCTCATTGCAACTTGGCATTGGATGCTGTCCAATCCGAAATGAACGGCTGAATTTACTATGTTTTTGATGAATGCCTTTTTCTGATTTTCTTTATTTGTCCTCATTGCTCTTATAATTGTTATACTTTGCTTTTCTTTTATATAGCTAAGATACTGATTAATAGTGATATATGCAAATTTATAAAACTATTTATTTTCTGATTATCAGCGAGTTAAGCAAGATTTAACGGATAAAAAAAAGAGCGACTAATAAGCCGCTCAACAATGCAATAGAGAATAAAAACATCAATAAGATTCTATAACTCTATTCAGAAATTTAGTACGTAAAGATTTCTTTATAATCTTTTTCATGTCTGATGGTAGATATGTATATGCCTTATCAAAGATGTTATCTGGAACTCCGTAAAATGCTTCTGCCAGTCCTCCAGTAATACAGGCAATAGTATCACTATCTCCACCTATTGATACTGCATTTCGAATAGCATCTTCAAACCCGTTACTTTCATGAAAGCAGATTATTGCTTGAGGTACAGTTACCTGGCAACTTTCATCAAACTTATTGCATGAACGAATGAAAGCAACTGTTTGTGATAAGTCATATCCAAATGTAGATTCTAACCATTTTTTTACATCGTATTTAGTGCGTCCAGTGCGCAATAAGAATATTGAACCTGCAATAGCTTGTGCGCCTTTGATACCTTCTTTATGGTTATGAGTAACTTTTGCACTTTTTTCTGCCTCTTCAAGAACTTTGTCCAGCGAATTATAGTAGAATCCTATTTGGCTAACACGCATAGCGGAGCCGTTTCCATAGCTGTTATATGGTTGTGGGTTATCGCTTCTCCACCATCTTTCAAAGGATACACCGTAAGAACCTTTGGGGGTAGGATATTTTCTGCACCATTCAAGTAGTGCATCTTTATAATCTATCTTACGATAAATGGCATCAGCGATTGCAACAGTACAAATGGTATCATCAGTAAAGCTGCAATCTTTCGCAAACAGTTCAAAATCTTTCGTATGGATATTGTTAAATTCAAAACGAGAACCTACAATATCGCCTATTATTGCTCCAATCATACTGGTATTATTTATATATAAAGGTAAGAAAATTATTTGATTTGGCGAAATATAGCATCTTATATTTCCTCCATATAGATATATAAATTGCCGAATATCTTCTTATCTACAACTTTGATTTTTGTAATTTTAAACTTGGAAGATTTGTCGAACAATATTTCTTTTTCTTCCTGTATATCGGATATATATGATATATCAACTCCGTTTTTCCCCTCGATTTCAAAGATAATTTTATACTGCGCACCATCAGCGAAATCATCTGCAACAAGTTTATTGGCAGATGTTGACATAAAGCCATCCTCTATATAATCATCACCTTTCTTTAAAGACTTCAAATTGTCAAACATTGCTCTGTCGGCAGCAATGCCTCGATAACTTGTACCAACATACTTATCGGAAAGGCTGATATATTTGCTAATATCGCTAATTACAGATAAAGACTCGTTGTCAAGCTGCCTCCTTTGACCTCTTAAATATTGGTTTATTCTTGGATAGTACGAACCGGTATATTTAGTAACAGATGCGATATATTTATTTTTATCATCTTTCAAATAAGACGGATTATCTTTCAAGAAATATGGCAATGTCCCACGTTTCTTGGAATCATCAATCCTTTGCTGATTGGAGATAACCCATTTCTTGAAATTATCAGGCACATCTTTCACTCGGTTTACGCTATCAGAAGAAGCAACACTTCGTCCGTCCCAGGCCCAAAACTCCTCTTCTGTTTTAAGGATGGGGATTTTATAGCAACGACAGACCGGGTGCCACCCATTCCATTCAAAATCTTTTGGGTACTTTCCTGCAAGTTGGTCACAAATGTCATAATACCGTCCTTTAGGAACTCCCTTGCAGTTATGGTTCCCGCTTAATTTTATCTCATATCCTACAACGAAATCCATCTGTCCCCAACGTTTGTTCTCAGCGGTGCGATAAGCTATGTTTATTTCCGATGCAGCAAGACGGAGTGAGCGGTATTCGCAATCGGCGGCTTTGCTGGCTGTGCCGAATTTCTCCTTGTAATCCTTTTGCAGACTGGGGAAATCAAGTAGGTATTTGGATATGCGTTTGCTAAGAGTTACTGCACTGTATCCTTTCTCTATGGCGCACGAAATGGCATCTTCCAGTTCTTTCCTATAAATCATAGACTGGTTCCATAGCTTATCAGATACATTAAAGCCTTTATCCTTGCGATTTTGAAAGGCTTTCAGAGCATCGGAGTTGGTTTGATATAGGACCTTGTATTTTCCCTTGTCAACAGTCGCATTGTAGGTTTTCAACACAGCGTTGGCAAATAAATCCTGCACCTCATTGCTATTCTTCCACTCCTCGCTTGTACCATGATAAATAACTGCCCCAATGTCGTTTACAAAACGTCTTTGAATGTCGCTTATCCTCTTTTGGGTTTCCGGGTATTCTGAGAAAGAAAACGGTCTGTCTTTCAAGTCTATTTCCGAAACACCCAAGCTCTCAACCAGTTTAGCCGCTTCGAGATTGAGTGTGTCGTATATGGATTGCACGAGCGCAACATATTGGGCGAGCCGCTTGTTCAGTTCGCTGTACTTGTGTTTTTGGTTGGGAGTTTTAGGTTTTGACATTACTTCTTCTTGAATTTGTCACAATAGCTATGGTCAAGAAATTTGCTCCATTGATAAAAGGGACACTTGCACATGAAATATTCTCCTTTCGAGTTCTTCTCGTGGTAATCGTATGCGTATTGGCAATCACGACAACGATATTTGGATTGAGGAATAACTTTCTTTGCCATTATTCCTCAATTCTATCTGGTGCAGGCATTTCCAACAGCCGGATAGCCTTAATCGTTTCTCTACCTTCCAATATTGCTTTACACAAGCGATGATAGCCATCAGCTATTTGTCCTACATCATCCAATATAATAGGGTAGTCTAAAGAACAATCACGAACACGTTTGCATTGAAAGATGAAGCTATGAAGCTGACTACACTCAAATGGTTCAACAGTCAGGTCTATATTCCACAATGGCATATCACGTACAGGGTACTTCTTTGCTTTCGCGAAATTATAAAGTGTTTGAGCATTCCATATCTTATTGCCTCTGTGGTATTCACTTTCAGCGAAAGTCATATTATCTATTGGTACTTTCATGCTATTCATATCTTGTTCCAACATAAAAGTTTGTCGGTTATTTTACTAATTATACGATAAGTAAGTGGCTCTTTCGTCCCTGTAAAAAACCAATGGATTATTTGAACTGCCAAAAATGGGAGTATGGTAATCATTAGAGCGAAAATCAATAATATACGCATCAAAACACTATTGATTCTTATTCCTGTTCCTTTGATTACTCCATTGTTTAATCCATTTATACACTCTTCTTTACTAAGAAAACATTCATTTTCCGTGAATCCTATTATGTCAATAGGAGTGCCTTCCAATCTATAAAAAACACGGATAACATTATCTTTGTAAACAGATACATTTATTCCTTCAACCTTATGGCTGGTAGGCTTATCTCTTCCTATCCAAACATAATCACCAATGTTATATTTGTTTTTAACCTTCATAACATTAAATTTTAGCAAGGTGCGCCAGCATTAACCAACGCACCCGTTACCTTTTCTACACATGGCAGATAGGCTATTGTACAATTTCCCAATCTTCGGCAAACACGTCACTGATGGATGGGACCCATGAATCGGCACGACCTGTATTCTCATTGTAAATAAGGCATTGGCTTGTGTAGTCAATGAATCCTTTGCCTTTCAGAATAAGATCTTTTGCAGATTGTGGAAGTGATTGCATCTTTGGAATGATGTCTCTTTCGATATGGGCAGAAACTTGCTTGAATACCATCAAACCTTTACCGTTCCAACCACTTCTATGAATTGGATAACCTGCTTTGAGAGCCATAATAGCCATGCCAAAATTCATCTTTCGTACTTTTGCGCCATCAGAGCCTTGCATACGCTGTATGCGAGTATCAAGAAGCCGAATATAGTCGAACATAGTGCAGCACTGCATTTCCAGTAAATACTTGTTGTACATGTCATTAACGACTTCATCCATTTTTCCTGAATCTATGAAAGCGGCTAACTTTACATATCTTCCATTGACTTCTTCGGCTTCTATCTGCATACGGTCAACAGGTGTTTCGGCAATCTTGTAGGCTTTTTCAAACACATCTTTAGGTGACCAGCTTTCATATCCATCTTCATAACGGACATGATAACCCTCATCATCAAAATTTTCCGTTGACGGTTTTTCTCTAAGAAGATGTTTTCCCCACGCATCACCTCTTGTCATAGGTTCTGCTTCAATTTGTTTTGTTCCAATGTATTTTTTCATATCTATAAAAATTAAATTATTCCCCGGGAGCATACGTACCGGTAATCGGTGCAGTACTCTTGTCGGTTAGGGTTGCTGTTCCAGTGATAGCAGTTCCAGTAATTGTCAGTGCTATCGATTGGATTTTTGCACCAGTATCACCCTTGTCTCCCTTCGCTCCAGCAGTACCTTGTTCCCCTCTATCTCCTTTGGGTCCAGTTTGTCCCTGTTCGCCTTTATCACCTTTGGCGCCAACTACACCTACATCTCCTTTCTGCCCTTTGAGGTTCTTAAAAGTGAAATTCAGCTTGCCTTCTTTCATTGTTACATCCACAGAAGGTGTACCTACATTAGCATCAACGCTGGCAGTCGCCCCGGTTACAGATGAGCTATTACTATCTACTTGAGGTAATACAGTCATCTTTGCGGCAGTAACAGCGGTAGTACTGACAATGCGAATCATCATTTCGGCGGGTACACAAAGGTCAATTACCCGCTGATAGGGGCTGCCAAGTGGAATCACATCATAAGCACTTGGTTTCATATCAGGCATATACCGATAGATTTTTAACGGCTCTACATTTTTATTATCCACTTGAATGATGCAAGCACCTTCAGATACAAAATCGGCTATATACAAGCCATCTTTCTGCTTAAAATTAATATCTTTCATCTGATTAATAAATTAGATTGTTATTACATAGTAGATTCATTGAATACGTTTCCAATATTGGTTTTGGCAGCTTCGGCTTCTTCTTTTTGAATCTGATCTAAAGAAGACTGCGGGTCATCGGAGTAACCAGCCATCTTGATAGATTCAAGCTGGCTGAATATCGGTTTGCCACCGTTCCCTTTCATGACTCTATTAATTAGCGCATCTTCATCGTTTTGAATGAATGGCGTAATAATATGCTCTACCTCTATGTTATCTATTTCATCAGCCCACGAGATATTCATCATTTTTAAAAATGCCTTGATAACATTACATTCGCGCTCAAAGAATTCTATCCAGGCTCCTGATTCATCACCGATTTTCAAATGGGCGTCAGACAATAACATCTGTCTCGCATCAAATCCTATATTGCCAAGGCTTTTCATGTTGTCAAAAGAAAGGTCGGGCATCTGAGCCTGCATGAAGAAGAGCTTTAACAAGGTCTCTACATGGTACTTCAAGGCTTCTATGGCCTGAGTCCATGAAACATAAGCCACATCACCGCCGTTCTCTAACCGGAATAATCTGCGTGTTTCCCCCTTGTCTTCATCGCCAACCAATTTTCCTGTCACCTTCAATACTGGAGCGGAATTGTAGGCAATGACATCGGAATTGCGGGATAATGTATATTCAATTTCTTCTCGGATGTGTGATAGCCCATAATATATAGGTTCAAAACGAAAAGTGTAAGCACCTGGAATCTTACCAAGTAGAAGATGTATTTTTTCTGGAACGATGACAGATACCCAATCGCCATCTTCCTGTTTCCATTTATAGTGTTTGTCGGCTGTATATGTTTCAAAAAAAGTGACTTCTTTGTCTTTATTTTTTTTCTTATATTCAAAGGACATGGCAATCATATCGCCCAATTCGTCAAACAAGGGGTATAATCCAACTCCTTCCATTGGAGAATACGTTTTGCATTTTAGCTTATAATTGCTTTTGAAACCATATAGAGCATTGGGCTTCTCTACTGCATACCAGATGGTGAAGATTTCGCATGAAGCGAAATAAGCATTGCCGCGTTTGATGTTTTCACTGTCAATGCGGGCATATTTATAGATAGCTTCAATAGCCTTGGCTATCTGCCGGCGTTTCTCGTTGTCTTCCGTATTATGATACACGCGTCTTACTGGAATTGCAAAGGCGAATTCCGTAGCACGTTTGGTGAGTAGTTTTTCGAGTCCGATGTAAATGCGCGATGCCTTTTCTACTTGGCCGTCAGACTTGATTTTATCCTTTCGGGTTTCCTTATCATCTACTATACGATGTTTGGTCGGTTCGTAGTCTTTTATCAGATTGCTCCATTTCGGGCAATCTATAGACTTTTCTCTTAAATCACTGATAATGTCAGTGACAGGTCTTGAGCTATCAAGAATTGCGGTAATTTCGTCCATTGCTGTATAATTGTACGGTATGGCTTCATACCGTTGTTATAACATTTATTTATAGAGGTAAAACATTAGGATATTTCCGATAATACAATTTAGTCAATGTAGACTTAAGGCTATTGTAGTCTTTGATAAAGCCTAAATCTATCCATTGGGCTATCTGTAATTCCAACTCATACAATTCACGTATTTTTGCTTCATCTCCAATCTTGTTGCGCATTTCTGATTCATGTTTGCCATAGACTATAATATTGAGTGATCTTGCCAAATCTTTAACTTTTTGTTTGAATAGGTCATCAGGTAAAATAGTACGGACAGCCTTACACATGGATGGGTATGCATCACCGGCAAGGTTGCGGAATTTTATCATTTCGTCATATACGAATTTGAGAACATCATATTTAAATGAGGGGTTTATCCACATTGCAAAATCAATAAAAAGCAGTGGATGCATCCATGTACCCGCATTATCACCCTTATTCGCCCTTGATTTATGATAGGGGTAATTACCCGTATCATAATTTTCTCTTTCCATTATAGTGTAAATGAACTCTTTAGTAGAAGACAAATCGAAGTAGTCATTAACTTCTTTCTTCATACCTTTTAATTGATTCCACTGTTTTAATAAATCCGTCGCATTGAAAAAGGCATCTTTCGTTCTCTGAATTACTTTAAAATCACCCATCGGGCGAATCATAATCTGGTTTGTTTTCATAATAACGTCTTTACGTCCGAGAAACGTTCCGTACTCCTTCATACGGTAATTGATTGTGAATAATTGCTCCTAAAAAAAAGAAACCGGGTAGCGCAAACGCACTGCCCGGCAACGTGAAGGAGCACGTTAGCATCAAATGCTATTGTGCAAAGATAATGCTTTTATTTGAAAAACAAATAAAGCATTTCTATTTGAGCGGAATATTGCAAAGGAATTCCTACGCACATTCTCCTTCCAGATAAAAAACAGAGCATATCTCTAAATGGAAAATATGCTCTGTTTAATTTAAATTCGATAAGATAGTAAATGGCGAGTAAAATCCTATGTGATTTTTGCATCAATTATTTCATAAAAGAAGAAATATCCATACTAAATAATGAGTAACTTACATATTTCTTGTTATATTTTTTGCCTCGAAGTGACATAAAATAAATATGCTTTCCATCTTTCTGCCACACTGGATGTGCGTCATTGGCAGGGTGATTGGTTATTTGTTTCAGATTACTTCCGTCGGTTTTGGCGATAAATATATCTAAATTCTGCTTCTTGCTTAATGGAGATATGGCATTTCCTTCGCAAATAATCCATTTGCCATCAGGAGAAATACTAGGATTAGTAAACGCATGCTCTATGCTGCTCAAGATTTTTTCTTCATTACCGGCCATAACATTTCTTCGCCAAATTTCACTATGTTCGTCAGTTCCCCGCATATAATATAGATACTCTCCGGAAACGGTCAGGTTGCTTCCGCTACACAACTCTACCTCTGTATGGTCTTTTATATTGTATTCATATATATGCCCATAACGATTATAATATAAAGTGTTGTTTGCTTGGCAATAAACAGGGGTGCCTATTTGTGTTATTTGAATTTTTTGCGCCAAAGGTTTTTCTCCTATAGTTACCGAAAATACACCTCTTTCACTTTCAACATACAACTTATTATCCGTTCCCCATGTAAAAGTTTCAGCACTGCCTACAATGAAAAGTGGATATTCAAAGGGAAGCAATTTCCTATTTGTTTTAATACGTCGTCCATTCTGTTCAATGGTAATTTCTTCATAAGGAACAGTAGGGTCAGCATTATACAGTTTGATGAAGCCAGGTGAAGAAATAAGAGCATAGCACTTTCCATCTGGAGATACTGCAAATTTTTTGTCTAAAGGCTTCCAGGATATAGATGCCGATTTGCAACTTGCAAACCAATTACCAGAAGATGTCTCTTTTGATATATTACAAAATCCTCCAATCTCCTGAATAAAAGTTACAGACAGTTGCTGCTCTTCCGGTGTGCAAATTGGGGCATAAACTTTTTGTGCGCTTAATTCCATAGATATAGTAATGAATGGAAGCAAAGCAAATAAATACAAATACTTTCTCATATAGTTAATATTTTGATATGTTGATATAACAAATACTTACAAATATACAAAATCTATTTTGCAAACGTTTGATTTTTGAGTTTTTTTCGTCAAAGCAATTTTACATCAAACGTTCCAACCTATTGCCTATGTGAACTACTACTAAATTGAAGGTGTAGAGGAGTAAATATGATTCTATATTATAACATATCTCTCATTATCTCTTCATCACTGACAACCAAATAATCATATGGGTAGAATGTATTGGCAAGTGCATCAAACCAGTCAGGAGAACGCTTAATCCGTTTTTTTATATCTTCTTTCGGTTCAATGATAATACTTCCATTGCTCATAAACTTCCAATGGGTTTCTGTAGCCTCTTCCATAAGTCTGTCGCAGGGTGGGAGAGCTGCGCCAAATCCATTCTTGGGATTAAGCCAATCACGTACAGTCCAAAACAAATAAGCCCGCATATTGGCAAAGGTATATTCTCCCGTTATGTCATGCAGCCCACGTGCGCTTTCTGAAAATTTGCAGGAATAGGCATTGTTGTAGCCAAGCTCCTGTAAACGGGAAAACACGCCAGCACCTTCTCCAATGGTATCTATGAACGCTTTGGTACCTTTCCTGTCAAGGTACTTAGAAATCATTCCGGCTACGTGCATGTGGTCTGCTGTTCCGGCTGATTGATGGGCTTCAAATCTTGGTACATAATTCCCATATCGGGGACATAATACACTATCATCACGTCCCATACCAGCAACATCGGCACCGACTTTGGCTTTTTTCTTGGGGATAAAGCCTTCTTCTTGCAGTCTTTTCCAGTTTTCATTGGCAATTTCAATCCATTCGTAGGGGATAAGCACATCTTCAGCTACTTTAGGAAACATACCAAGCACTTTTACGCGAAACAAGTCATTTGGCCGATACAAGCCCCCTTCCCAATTAAAGTCACCTTCGCCTTTATTGAAATCAGCTTGCTGGATAGGTGAGCACCAATTTTCCACTTTGTCCTTTACCCATTCATAATCCACTTGACCGGGAATGACTATTTTCTTGCTTACGACATTCTCTGCATTAAGGGAGCTTAATCTGAATTTGGCAAAACGGTCAGACTTCATAGCCCGCGCTGCATATCCAGTGGTTACGTTTGGGTTAAACACAATAAGCAAACGTGAATTTCCCTGCAAGTTACCTTCGATGGCATTGTAGATAACTTCTGATATACCGGAGGCTTCCGTGACAACAAACAACGTGTTTACGGCATGGAAACCAGACCATGCTTCCATATTATCATCACCTGATTTAAAGCCGGTTAAGAACCATTCTTCATAATCGGTTCTGATTCCGGAAGACAATAAACGTCCGGGTAGGAATCCTGCATTCCGAAATAGCCTGGAAACTTCCGGTATCATAATATCCTTGACTTGGCGACCGGACGGAGCTGTCATTGCAATTTTGGTATTCTTTACCAATCTTCCATTAACCCAGCGTGGAGTAAGATACATAAAGCACATAGCGGCACAAGCGGCACAGAAATCCTTTCCACGTGCAGTACCAGAAGCAACAGCAGTCATTCGGTTGTATTGAACAGAATGAATGATGTCTTGTTGTTCCTTATCCAAACGCGCTTTCAGTACATCGGAACAGAACTTGCACCAATCGTCCCTCCATGCTTGCATATACAAGGCAGCTTTGTCGCTCAAATTCATTACTTATCTATTTTGTCCGGCAATTCTTTCATCAAACTTTCAAACGGATTGACATTTACATCCTGTTCAACTCGTTCAACATAACCACGTTTTTTACCTTTGGTTTTTAAGTAGAAAATAATCGCAGTCAAATCATCATTATTGATTGCAGATAGCAATTTAGATTCTACCACATCAATCGTTTCTTCCTCAACTTCTTCAGCGCGTTCCTTAAACTTAGGGTCGTTCTCTCTCCATTTGTAATAGCAAGTTCTTGTTATGCCAACCTTTTGGCAAGCATACGAAACAATTCCATGACTGTCACGGAAATGCTTCAAAAACAGCTCTTGTCTATCTTTTTTCTTCATTGTGTATAGCTAAAATAATGTTTGCTGGTATCCGTTTACAGATACAATATTTATTTTTTTCTTATATTCAATAGGGGTATCAAAGTCGTTCCCAAAACCAGTTTTTGTACGACTTAAATACCTGTCCCAAGAGGAATTATCGTACCATCCGTTTATGAAAGGATGTAAGCTGTTTTGTTCAGACACAATGAAATCCTCTTTAGTTCTCCCTTTTGCTTTTCCAATATAGGTATGACAATCATACACATATTCGGGTAATTTAAGTCTATTTTCACTACAACACTTTGATAAATCAACATTAGGGATGTCGTATTCATAAAACAAGCCCTCATTGTTTAATCTTATTGATTTCATAAGTAATACTATAGCTTTCGCAATATAGATGGATGTGGACTTTTTCAAATCTTGCGCTAAATCTATATTCTTTAAAGCAATAAACTCTTTTTGAAGCTTAATATACCCATTATTACTTGCTATATTAAGAATTAAATCCCAAAAGAAACTTCTATACCAACATCTGATTTCATTAGCTGTATATCCTGCAATGTTATCATTATTATAGATGGCTTTTTTGAACTCATCTTTCATAACAAACAAATCATGACCATTTTTTGTAAGCAAGCCTGAAAAACCGTCAACGAAAGGTATAAAATCTTTGGAATTAAGAATATTGCATGCAAAATAATCTGCATCTCTATTTTTCCTTGCGTTAACTAGAATATAAACAGCTTGGTAAATATACTCTGCATTGTTTTTTGTAGCATTATTATCATCTTTTTCTTTCAGTTTCACTATCAAATGTGTTAATGGGTCAAAACAATCTTCCGCAGATGTCACTAATAAACGTTTCCATAAATATCCACGATATGATACTGCCATTTCATTCGATGCGTATAGAGCATACATCAAATCTCCTCGTCTTATAGCTTTCTGTACGAGCGATGAAATATCGAACATATTATGTCCTTTAGGTGTTGTAAGTCTTTGATTCATTTCGTCACTAATTTTAGTTATTATTGATTATTTTACTATTCAAATATACATATAAATTATTGAAAATCAAAGATTTATAATCTAATTTTGCGCTATGGAAAATATTTTATCGCAAACACTTTTAACGCTTTACATTGATTTTTGCTTGGTTTTTATTAAAATCATAATCGAAATATTTTAACCATTTATTTTTCATCGCACTCAAGAATTTACGCCTGGATGATAAGCTCCTGGATTGCCCTCCATCATTAACATCTTTTTGGGCAAAAGAATGGAAATACCTTGGCTGTAAAATTATCCTATTTAAAAGAAGTTCCTGCATCACTGTATCTATGTCGGACATTGCGGAATCGCCAGGTATATACTTAGCTTTTAAAGCGCATTTATTAATCCATCTTGTGCCCCCCGGCATACCTTTAAACGTAAACTCCTGCGTATAGTTATAGAGGGCATACTGTGGGTTATCACAAGCGAATCCTAAATTCAAATCATACAAAAGCTGGGCGATACGCTCTATCTCAGATGTGGCTATTTCACGATAGTTCTCAAACTCCGTCTTGATATTGGTATAGGTATCTAAACGATAACAAAACTGCTGTATGTCGTCATCGAGTATGCAAATCACATCTTCTGGTGTGTTTTCAATTATCCAATAAAACGTTGTAGTGAATGAACTTATAGGAGTTCCACATTTTAATGTTGCATTATGTGGAATAACAAGCATTTCTGTTATTCCAGCATTCATATAAGCTTCCGCTTCTTCTTCTCTTACAACATACACGCAATATTCGAGCAAATCTTTGGTGAGAATTTTATTGCTTCTTCTATAAGACATTACATATATGTTAAATAAAATATTCTGCTTCAAAACGCTTTCTTATTTTTAATTTATCATTAATCTCACAATTCACGTTATTGACGTTATATCCAAGAAGCTGCTTGCATCTTAGATATGGAAGATTACATCCGGCTTTTGATACAAGAGAAACGGTGGCATTTATTCTTGGATTGATTTCCAGCAAAACCACACTATCATCATCATTTAATATGAAATCCACTCCGACATTCCCATCTAACTTTAAATCAGATACTATTTTCGTGCAAATATTGTATGCTGAATTGTTGTGTCTAATTTCCCCATACAAAATACATCCAAATTCCAATAGATATCCAACATACCCACACATATATAAAATCTTTCCATGGTCAGCCAAAAGGCTTACGGTGTAGTCTAAGCCAGCGTGATATTCCTGGAGAATGATTGCGTGGTTTTTATTTTTATCAACAACCCTACACAGCTGTTCAAATGAAATAAAGTGCTTCTTTCCGTAAGCATGAAAATATGACACATCGTCACATTTAATATCATCGACTACAGCAAAACCTTTACCACCCCATGCGTTTGATATTTTACAACAAATAGTATTACAACGATTTTTGAAATCTATTACATCTTGTATGCTTTTTGCTACAATTTGAACAGGCATATATTGACTATACTTACGAGACAATTCGATTTTATCATTAGCTATTTTCAACGAGTCAAGGGATGATACAGAGACCTTAATTCCATTATATTCAAATAACGATTTATTCTTTGCAAGCAATTCAAGCTCAGCAGATAGTTTAGGTATGATTATACTTATATTATATTGTTTGCATATTTGCAATAATGACTGAATATATCCTTTATCTCTTATGTTAGGCAGAACAAATGTTTTCTCACACAACGATTCTGAAGGCAAATCTTCTTTTCGGTTGTTGGCTGCATACACTTTTACATCAACATCATCTTCGTTGTTTCTTAGGCATAAAATTAAATCGCTTGCCTGCATTGTACAACATGTAAGTAGTACTGAAAATGACTTTATATTATTCATAGTACTTTGAATCAAAGTATTTTACCATTTTTAAATTTCGATTGATATTAAGCTTATACATTGAAGTATCGCCTAAAAGTCTTTTACATCGTAAATATGAAAGATTACATCCTGCTTTCGCCGGGAATTGTAGAGTGGCATTAATCCTTAAATTAACATCAAGCAGCAGGACAGTACCATCATCTTTGACAATAAAGTCAAATCCAACATTTCCATCTATGCCAAGTCTTTGAACAACCATCTCAGCTATTTCATAAGCCTTTGGTAAATCTGCGATACGGCCCTTTACGACAGCACCGAATTCCACAACATCGCCCCAATACCCACACAAGTATAATACTCTGCCATTTTCAGCTAAAACACTAACCATATAATCAGCTCCTTTATGATATTCTTGTAAGATTATACCATTAGGAGATTTTTCGACGATTCCATACAACTGCTCATGCGATATATAATGTTTCTTCCCATAAGCATGAAATAGAGATGTATTTATACTATTTTCATCATCAATCACGGCAAACCCCTTGCCGCCATACAAGTCTGCTGGCTTACAACATACAGACTCGAATCTTCCAATAAAATCACGGGCTTCTTTGACATTGAAAACAACTTGCTGGGAAGGCATAACATCTTTGAAATGTTTCCATAGCTTAATTTTGTTGTTGGCTATTGATAGTGATTCTAAAGATGAAACTGATACAATAACTCCATGTTTATTGAACAAATCTTTATTCTTTGCCATAAGAACAAGCTCAAGTGAGGACGTGGGCATAATTATATCTATCGAATATTCTTTGCATAAAAAAAGAATATGATTGATATAATTGGGGGCCGTAAGCTTTGGGACAACAAAAGTCCCGTCACAACATGATGATGGAGGTAAATCTTCTTCGTTGCAGTTTGCAACGTATACAGACACTCTGCAATTCTCAGGATTATTCTTTAACGTATCTACTATGCCGATAGCGTGAAAAGAACTACATGTTAACAATACACTGAACTCTTTCATTTTGCTTAATTTTATTTAGCATCTACAATTTTCGCTTTCATCTCATCATACCAAATGGCACGGGCTTTAATCTTTCGTTCTCCATTCTTCCCTTTGGCTACAAGAACTTTCTTTCCATCAATACCAAGTACACGTGTTAGATTGAGGTAATCAATCTCATTCCGGCATACAATCATAACATAGTCGTACTTTTCATACCGGATAAGTTCCATGTCTTTAATCTTTATATCGGTATTCGGGTCTGTCTGCGGCAACTCGAATCCAAGATTCAGATTAAAGTCAGCAGTCCAATCTGCCAGTTTATCCATATCCCAATCTCCTGCATGGGTGTTTGCTTTTATATTAATGGCTCGAAGTTCTGTTTCCGAGTAGCCAATTAGCTTTTTGCAAAGCACAGTCTCATTTTCACCTTTATTCGCTTTCAGTGCATTTACTCGTTGGTGTCCGGAGATAATGTTGTTATGTTCATCTATTACGATGATGCCAAAATCACCAAATTGTTCCAGTGATTCCTGCAACTCCTTCGCTTTCTTTTTGGTAATCTTTCTTGGATTACCTATATCGTCTTTCAATTCTGAAAGAGGAATTTCAACTACTTCAATACTTTTTCCCATCCCGTTCTTGTCATTTCCAATCGTTCAACTTCTGAGTTAACAAAGCTAATTCCAGCACGCACAAAATGTTTGTTAATGGCATTACTATATGAAGCAATGTTCTTGGGATTAACATAGAGATAGACCAAATCAAGCTTTAGTTCTTCATACGCATATTGCAAAATAAGCAAGGTAGCGCGGCTTACAACTCCTTTGTGCCACAAATCCTGGCGCATAATACAGTAGCTCAATTTAGCTGCTCCGCATGCGGTATTTTTCAGCGTAATATAACCAGCAAACTCACCATTGGCAAGAATCGCAAACATATTATTGCGTGGATTATTGGATGCAGCTCTAAGATATTTCGTTTCGCTTTCAATTGTTGCAGGTATAGGAGCTTCACTTTTCATGAATTTCCATAGCGCAGGATTGTTCCGCAATTTCCAACTATCCTTTGCGAATCGTTCCGTCATGGGTGTAATTTCAATCTTCATACAAATTGCTCTATAATATCGTTCATACTGTAATATTTATATTCAGCCAGTCGCCCTCCAAAGACTACGTTTGGTTCTTTATCAGCCAATGCCTTATATTTAGCGTATTTCATCAGATTTCCTTCCGTTGGGATAGGGTAGCATGGCGAACCGTTCTCGTTATAATCACATGGGAACTCATAGGACAAAACTGTTCCATTGCATTGGGTTTTAAGGAAATGCTTGTGCTCAATCATACGGGTATATGGTACATGGCTGTCAGTATAGTTGATTACGGCATTTCCTTGTAGATTATCCACATCTGGCAAATAGGCTTCTTTGAACCTGACGGAGCGGTAATCCAATTTGCCGAACCGATAATTGTAGAACTTGTCTATCGGTCCGGTATAAACAATATTTCGGGCAAGGCTACTTAATCGCTCAGAATCATCAAAAAAATCCGTACCAAGCGCAAAGTTTGAACCAAGCAGCAGACGTGCAATAAACTCTGTATATCCACATTTAGGGATACCTTGATACTTTTCGTTGAAATAGTTATTATCGAATGTGTAACGTATAGGAATACGCTTCATAATGGATGCAGGAAGTTCTGTGCACTTCTTTCCCCATTGTTTTTCTGTATAGCCCTTGATGAACATTTCGTATATTCTTCTTCCAACGGTTGAAAGACAATGTTCTTCAAGATTCCTTGGGCTGTCGAATACGACCTTGTCCCTTTCAATAGCTTCCTTCGCAGCCGCAGGAGTAGTTGTTCCAAATACTTGGTTAAAGGTATTCATATTGAAAGGGAGATTGTAAATTTTACCTTGGCAGTCAGCAAGGGGGGAATTGATAAACGGAACAAACTCGCAGATGCTATTTACAAAGCTCCAAACCTTTTTGGAGTTGGTTCTGAAGATGTGCGCTCCAAATTTGTGCACTTCAATGCCATGCACATTTTCGGTGTAACAATAACCTCCGATGTGGTTATCCTTTTCGATTACAAGGCATTTCTTTCCTTGTAACGTGGCTGTATGTGCGAACATTGCCCCATACAATCCAGCTCCGACTATGAGATAGTCATACTTGGGTCTTGTCATTCTACTTCAGGTTATGTACAACTTCATACATTAAGCAGAAACAAACAACCTTAAATCGTTCATTTCTGCTTCAAAAGTAGTTATTTTTAATTGAAACTCAAATAAAATAAGGTAAAAAATACTATTTTTCGACTTTCAAAGTTTCCACTTTCCAACATTTCATCATGTAATCCGTTTCACGCCCCATATTAAGCCATTTGCCTATATAGTTTTCATGGGCTTCTTGTTCCGGGAGATTAATGGGGGTAACGAACCAATCCTCATTGCCTTGCTTGTCTTTCAGGTAGACCTTTACTATTGTTCTCATGCCTACTCTCCCCATAGTTTTTGTGCAAGTTCATAATTCTTCTGCGCTTCATTCACGGCTTTCTTGGCATAAGTGAGAGTGTAAGCATGTTCGCGTGGGTATTTACCGGACTTCACCCCCTCATGGTATTCTTTCGCTTGTTCCAGCTTATGCTCGTAGAAGTCGATACTTTCAGGCATTGAAAGATTGATAGTGCATGCCCGCTTCTCCCAATATTTCGCCTTTCTCTCATGTTCGGCAGCCTTGTCGCTAAACTCAACGCTTTTGCCCATATTGTTCCAAGCGTCATCAATCGCTTTTCGATGCCGTTTTTCACTATGGTGCCCGACCTTGATTGGCTCTCCAAGAGAAAGGAAATCTCTATCTTTGTTCGAACGATTGAAGAACTCATTACTCTTTTGCGCTGCCGATGATGCCCATTCATGCCTGCGTTCAGCTCTTTGCTTCGCCCATTCCTGTACATTAAATCCACCAGCCCGAACGATGGAGTAATAATAGAAACCATCTTTCTCGAAAATTAGATTAAAAACGATGCTTTCATTTTCTTTGCCGTACTTGGTTGTAACCTCAATAATTTCTCCTTTTTCGTGCTTTTCATCGCACTTTGCCAAAAACACGTTTGGACAGAATTTGTAATAAGTATTCATTGCTCTTATTATTTATAAATTTCTATACTTTGCCATTCTTTTGACATTCAGTTCCCAATCTGTTTTCACGTAATTCTCAACATCTTCTAAACTTCCAATCTTTTCGGGTATTGAGGAACCGCACATATAATATTCGAAACAACCATCTTTTTTATAGATGTATCCGTATGTTGTCCCTGATGGAGATTTGCAGATAGCTACTTTTTCTTTCATTGCTCTTAATTTTAAAATGATGGATCTATATAATGATTCTGATAATGCAGCATAAGAAGCACTCCGTCTTTGTACGACTGTCCTTCTGCTACCCAATATCCGTTTCTTCTTTTAGTGAATACTTTTGCATCGCCTTTAAGTTCGGGCAAAATTTCGTACTCTCCAGCGTAATAATCAATACACTTGGTTTGATTGAAAGTAACCTCAATCTTATACGGAGAAACTATTTTTGTTACTGTGGCTGCACGTTTATCAGAGTAATAGCATATTGTGCAGCCAAGTCCAATTTCAGGAACAAGATTCTTAATTGCTTCATTCTTTTCTTTATCCTTTTGTTCTCGCCAGTCTGAATATTTAATACCACACTCGGCTGGATATTTCATGTTCTCTATTTCGTGAAGTATAGCAAAACTTTCTTTGCTGGTTAAACTACCTGTTGTTTTCATTGCTCTATGGTTTATCCGTTATACGATGCTGTTATTTCTTTAGCATGAAGTTCTTTTCTCAAATCACCGTTCTTGTATATTCTTACAGATACTATTCTAACCGTATCGGATAGGAAACGACCACAGTCTTTTGTTACCTTTTGTTCCAGCTTAAATGCCTTTGCTAAATTTTTGGTACGCTTTCTTATGGTTTTCTTGAATCCGAATACAATATCTTCTGTATCTATCTCAAAAGAGTATGTAGTGGAATACATTGCTCTTTGAAGTTCTTTAGTTAGTTCTACCGTTTTATTCATCGCTCTATATCAATTTAACTATTCATTACTTTAAGCCAAGGAACTTAGCTACTTTATTGGTGACACCAGTTGGAGTTGTGCAATGTGAAGGATAATCTACTGGACTTGTTTTTCCGTCTTGCCAATATAAAACTTCAACTGAAATGTTATTTCCAAAGAAACGATAGCTGATAGCAGCATACTTATCTCCTTTGCGAATTTCTCCTTCGAATAAGTTGTAGCTATATCCATCCAATGTACTTGTAATCGCTGATTTAAGTTCTTTTTTGCTCTTTGGGGTAATAACTGAAGTTCTCATTGTTCTTTACTTTTACTTATTATTAATAGGTGTTATTTTGATATTGTAAAGATACAAATAAGTATTTGATTTACAATGGTTTACACCTTTTATTTTCATCGTAAAATACTGAAAAATAAAGATTTAACTTTTACTTACAGATACAAAAAAGGCAGAACAGATTTCTCCATCCTGCCTTAATGCAAACAAATGTTCTATGAATATGAGAACAATAAAATTAACTTCAAACAAATGTAGGCGTAAATTCAATGCCAAGCGCACGAGCGATGCGGAAGAAGCTCGATAATTGTATGTCTGCCTCTCCTTTTTCCACACGGGCGATATAACTCTGTTCCTTGCCAATTTTCTGTGCTAGCTGTTTCTGGGTTAATTTTAGTTCCTTTCGGCGTTCACGGAGTATATCGCCATAATACCATGCCATTGCATTTTCATTGAATTTCTCGCGGGTGGCCGTGCCATTTTCCCCGTACTTTTCATCAAGCTGCTGGTTGGTTGTTTTGAGTTTTGCCAACTTTTTCTCATCTAACTGTATCATAACGCTAAGTCTTTTAAAATTCGTATTGCTTTGGCTATTTGCTTATTATAATCCTTTGTAGACTTCTTTAAAAATCCGTTAAGCAGAATTATTTTGGTTGATAATATGACATTGCTGTTATCAATTGCAAATAACACGGTTCTGTACTCATTAGAGCCGACCGATACACGCATTTCATACAAGTCTGTTCCATCCAAATGCTTTACATACTTTATGGGCAAAGCATACACAGTTTGTACAAGTTCAAATGTATACTCGAACTTATCCTTTACCCTTGTATTCAGACCATTGTAAAACTCTTCAAATTCCTCTGTTTTATATATGGTTCTTATATCGGTGGTTTTACTTTCAACTGATTTCATGATGCAAATATAACTAATTAGTTATAATAAAACAAGCTTTATATCCTATTCTCACTAAATTTTTCATTACTCAAATACTTTTCTGTGATTATTTCAACCGATTTGCTTATCATGGAATCAGTATCAATTCCTATCTGCTGGTAGAAACTTGCGTTTCCTGAAAGGCTTTCACTGGCAATCTGTAAAGTTCTGCGTTCTTCTCTAGTGAATCCAATCCGAAAAGACCGAAAGATAGCAAGTGCTTCTTTCAGACATCCGGATTGGAATAAACTGATTGCTTTTTCTGTTTTCGTTCTCATATTCTGATAGTCAAGAGTGTTGTTTTGTATATGTAAATATACTTATAATATATTGAATATCAAAATGTTACAAACTAAATTGTCATTATAAACAACTAAGAAATTCCTAACACAGCTTTATACAATTCAAAGTTCTTGTTTTCAATATATTCATCGGAAGCATAGCGTTTGGCTCTAATATACCAATCATGAAAGCAATCGGAGCAGTACCAGCAATTAAGGACTGCGATGTAGAATCCATCCTGGCAATTGCAGGAACCACAACTGTCGCAAATACCGATACAGCCATATTCGCTGAGGACGCACATCATTTCGCCACGAGTGACTTGTATAATCTTGAATCCTTTGGGGGTCTCATATATCTTTGCCATAATCTTCTGCCGGATAAAATTCTCTACCTTCAAAATCATCTGCTGTAAGAACGACTTCTTCGCAGTCTACCATTTCTTCTACCTTCTCAAAAGCTAAATCGTAATTTTCCGCTTCCACCTCTACCACTTTGGAGAGAGTTTCCACTACTTTGATTCTGTACTTCTTCATTTCATACTTCCTTTCTTCAATTCATTAATAAGAACATCTCTTGCCTTCACTTGTGCTTCCAGTAAGCCATTTGTCCCGTCTTTCTCTACACGCCTCTAAGGTAGGCGCACAACAAGCAAAGAGTTCACCACTTTCAGTACGGTAGTCGTACTGGTACATTCTCACTCTTTTACCTCTCAACCTGGTGTTGTAGGTAGTGTAATTCTCTTTGCCGGGCTGGCATACGCTGCAACCTCTTTTGTTGTTTATTGAGTTCATAAGCTATTACTTAACATACATTGTTCACATTGGTTTAAAAAATCATTACCTCTTAATTTTGAGGCAATTTCACAAGCGACATCATAAGCTAACTCGTCTAAATCCTCGCCCAAGTAATATGTCTCGTCTTGCAGGCAGGCGAAATCTTCGTCCCGTTCAATTTGTTCTTTGAAGTAGTCAAATCCCACTTTTTCATCTTCAAAGAAATCAACCCATATCCAACTATTTTTACTGATACCGTTAAATTGGCGTTTGAGCGACTGATATGCCAATTTCAGAAAATTTTCGTTCATTACTATTTAGTTTTGAATTATTCATCTTGAAAATCGTCAATCTCAAACTCCCAATCCATTGCATCCTCTTGTCGGATATTATCTAATAACCATTCATTTGCATTTTCAAGCTCATCATCCCCTTCAGGTACATACCCACCTTCATCATAAGCTTTAGCTAATTCATCATAAACTTTGTCAGGGACTTCAACATCACCAAGTCCAACTCTATAAGTTACCTTGATTGTTAAATCTTTAATCTTCTTCATTTCTAATCTATATTTAATGTTTCACATTCAATCTTTCTTCACTCGTATAAGCCACTACAAGCCCTGTTTCATCATGCTGTGTGGTGATGTACTTTTCACCCCTCTCTATGGTGGTAAAATCGCACATACTACATAACTTACCCAATACTTTGCCCAATTGCTTCATCAGTGGGGCTTCGGGGCTGATAACTAAAACTAAATCTGCTTTCATAATCAGTTTCTAATTTCTATTTGAACATTATATCCGAAGCGTGCAGCATATCTACACAGTCTATTGATAATAAGTAACAAGCATTCTGTTTTAGATGATTCAAAATTAACTTGTACCATTTCGTCACCATTTACATAAAAAGCCATTGTTTTCATAATCGTGTATCTTTTAATTATTGGTATTATTATTTCTTTTAGTATTGTAAAGATACTGATTTATAGCGATATATAAAAATTTAAATATCTGATTATCAGCTTATTAAACAAGGTTTAACAAGCTGATTGTAATAACATAGAATCATACAGATGCTTCTTTGTTCAATTTATCAAGGAACTTGCTATCGCCCGAATAATCCGCCCTGATAGCCTTTTTGCTTTCAACAATCTGTCCCAAAAGGGCTATAGCTTCTTTTTTCACTTCTTCCACTTCATTATAACCGCAGGCTTTATCAACCAACCGCTCCATAGTCGATTTAGGCTTGGAAAGAGCCTCATTCAACTTTTCCAATCGCCAGTAGCAGTAATCAATTGTGGCGATGTGCTCTAATTTACTCATGGTTATATTATTCATTTATAATTAATTCACACCAACTATTATCGCTTTCCCAAAACCATTGATAGCCGCCAGCGTGTTTACGCTTTCCGGAACAGCAATTCCTGATATTACGGGCGCAAATGCCAGTCTTTCGTTCCGCATCGTTAGAGGACTGGAAAACACCTTGTAAACGTCCGCTCTTTATAGCTACTACTTTCTTTGTATTGCAGCCCGCTATATTAGGGTTTCCCGTTCTCCCTAAGGCTAATCCTTTAATCATACTTTTCCTTTTATGCGAAGGGATGTAATCATCCCACTTCTTCCCCTTGTTATGAGGGATACTTCCTTTCAAAAACCGCCCGTTAATAGGGTTGCGGTTTAATCGCTGTGGAGGTATATATAATTCATTCATCTTTAAATTCAAGTTTTGGGTTACTGATAGTCTCGCTATTCCTTTTCTTTGTCTTAACCATTCTCCGATAAACATCATCAATCAATTGCTTAAGCTCATTGACGTAGCTTCCCATACTCCAGCCTTCGAGTTGACACACCATTAAATCAAATTCTATTTCTTGTAGCAGCTTTACTTTAAACCTCTCGCGTGCAAAGACATTTACCCGTTGACGCACATTACGGTTAATCATCGGGTCTTGTTTAGGTTCTTTGCTATTGGGAGTGTTTCTTTTCACGGGGTGATGGTTGTCTGCTATGTTGTTAACATGAACATTCATAGTTTTTACAAGAATTCTTACTCCTCCGTTTAAGACGCTTTTTCCGTTTGTGTAGAAGTCGTATCCAGCCAAAGGAGAGCCAGCATGCTTGTCAATGGAGAAACCCTCGGGTGGTTCATCATAGAGTTCCCAATTCATGTATTTACTCATGGTTGTACCTTTCTTGTAACTCTTTCAAAACAATCTCCACACCTTCATCCAGTCCTTTCTTGTAACCGGACATATGCTCACCTATGTTGTAAACCAAGCATCCTGCAACGATAAGAACAACTCCTACAGTCCTATGCCAATAGGGAAAGGATACACTGAACGGTGAGAATGTCAACCGGAAATGCCCGATGAATAATGCTGATATGATGAATATCGCAAGAAAAAATATTAGGTTTGCTTTCATAATTATATAAGTTTTAATACTTCTCAAAATTTGGGATTTGTAAATAGAAAGAGTTTCGAGACATGGGAAGCCAACACTTTTGCTCCTCATTGCACATATTCCAATTATCTTCTCCAAATTCATCATTTAATGCTTCCACTATCTTATAGGCTATATCTTTTACAAAACGAGTATTAAGCATCCTCTTGCCTTTAATAACGATTGTAGGTGTATAGAATGAAATTTTATACTCTCCGCCATTTTCTATCGACCAACTACCTTGGGCTACTGTAATATGCGGATTAGTTTCGTTTTTATACTCTTGTACTATACTTAGATAGCCATTAAAATAGTTGGCTATTAGCTCCGACTTATATACTTTTAGTCCCGTTGCTTTTTCTAAAAGTTTTCTAAGTCTATAAGCATCATTTACAACAGGGTCCATTCTCATATAAGTTTTAAAGTTTCTTGTATTCCAGCTTCCAGTGCTTCCTCGTAGGATTTATAATGGATAATAGGTCTATCCGACAATCCTACTAAATCATATTCCGGAATTGTCAGTATATCATATGTCCAATAATCTCCATACATATAGGTTATTTCAATATGTAGGTTCTTGGTTTCACGCAGCCACTTTTGGGCGATATACAATACTGGACACAAAAATTCAACTGATTCGTTATCTATTTCCGTACAACACGACATACTTTGCGGAAGGTCATATTTTGTAATAACCTTATTACGGTCTATTAGGTGTTCACACTTCCAATCAAATCCTTTCTCCTTCAGCAACTTCGCTGTTTCTAATGTTACGAGTTCTTCGGTCATGGCTATTTTATTTTAGGTTTTTCATTGTACTCTTTGGCATTTTTAGCTTTTTCACACGCTTGTCTTTTCATAACTGTAGGACAATCACAATTCCCACATCTATCATTATATCAACAACAATATTCACACTGGTGCATCGTTCATTTCTCCTTTTCTTTAAATTGTTCGATTAAATACTTAACAATCCAATTCTCTTCAATTTCTTTCTAAAATTCTTTTCATTCAAGGCTTGGTCGTAATAGCAATCAGGTTCTATAACCGTTTCAGCTTTGGTTACAGGAAGCCCATTAAAACCAATAGCAACCTTGTGTATAATAGAAGCTCTCTTGATTTCCCCTGTTTTTCGATTAAAAGAGAACAAGATATGTCCCGGATTCTTCTTAATCCTATTGATTAATTTATATTCTGTTTGCTGCTTTTGCAGATATTCTATCTGTTCCTTAGAAAGATTATCTTTTGTTATAATAGGTACTATATCCATTTTAATTATTCCTCCTTATCTATTTTTACTTTGCCATGAATGACAAATCCATCAGCGCTAAACATCGCGCATCTTTCATCAAAACCTCCGTGGCAGAAGCTATATAAAGAGCAATCCTCACAATAAAATTCATTGTCAAGTTCGCTTTTAATTATAGCTTCATGCAGCACTCCGTCTATTATTATTCCGTTCTTTATTTCCATAGTTATAACGTTAAGGTTATATTGGTTTTTATATGCTCTATGGGGGAAGCAGCTAACGCATATTTTTCCTCTTCTCTGTGTATATAAATAAATATATTATTGGCTTTTAAACCCGTTTCTGCTTCAAGCTTTTCCAAAATATGAGCTATCTCCATTTCGGCTTTCGCTTTCTTGTTTTTTGCTTCTTCTATATCCATGGTTATTTCCCTTTCAATTTCTTTATTAGTGAATCAGCATAGTTAATTGATTCAATAGATATTGTTTCAATTACATCTATCTTACTATCAGGGTGCTCATCCAAAAACATTCCTAAATTTTTCATCCAAAAACTATTTGATATTAAACCTTGCATTGCAGCCTTCGCCAGTTCATAACGCCTTTGCTCCCAATCAATAGTTTCAAAATTATCAAAGAAGTCGAGTTCTGACACTTTGAAATACCTACCTTTCACTAAGGCAGTCCCAACGTCGAATAAGCCTTCAACCTCTACAATCGTTCCGGTTGCTTTTATTCTTGCTTTCATACTGATTAGTTTTAATATACCTGTTTTCAATACACCAGCACAGCATCTCGTAGGCTGAATTAATAAGTTCCTTACTCTCTGTCAGGTTTAATATAGAACGCGAATAAGGCTCCATATATAAACATGTTCCGCTATTTGCAAGCTTCTGTAAGGTTAGTACATGTGTGCCAATAAAACAAGGCAGCTTATCGAGAATGTCCTGCAAAGTGTAAGTTTCATGATAATAGTCGTAATTCGTATCGGCATCCGGAGAGGTTACAACCATGTTGTCTGCATCTGATTCATTCCACTCGAAACACATGCTTCCATCGCTTGTGTCCAGCCCAAGCTCCTGCAAATGTTTCATCTGTTCGACTGATAATACTTGTTTTGATTTCATAGTTTAGTCCTCCGTTTCCGTTTCAAAAGTGTTGTATTCAATATCAGCATTACTAACGCATTTGGGCATGTTCTTATCCCGTTCTTCCTTGCTCAAATAAAGAAATATATCTTCGTCTGGATTGGAAGAATAACTATTTCCGTTCCAGACTGTTCTAATTATTCCATATATCTTCATATTCAATCTCCTTTCTCTTTAATCCGTTCCAGTACATCCTTGTTGGCTTCGAGTATATCATCGAAAGAGGGGATGGAGCACCAAGCTACAACTTCTTGTTTGAGGAACTCCCCAAGAACATCTGTAGTGTTGTATATCCTCCTGAAATTTGGTGTATTGAAAGTGTCGCTCGTTTCAGTATGCCAAAAGCCGTCACTTCTTAATTCTCCAATTTGCGGAATACCTATAAAGCCATCTCTTTTATCACGTATAATGACAAGTACCCAATCGTATTTTGGTTTTTCCGGCAACCGTTCCTCAACGCTTATCCACGGAGATTGCTTTGCCTGCCAGTCTGCACCTTTCTTAAAAGCCCGTAATGCAACCGATTTTGCCAATGCCTTGATAGCTATACTGTCTCTTTCATCATAGGCAAGCTCTGCATCTTTATTATATGTACTTTCACTCCAATGAGTGCGGGCTGCTTCTTCTACTGTCTGTTTCATAACTTATCCTTATTGAATGTTCTGATTTATGTAGTTCACAATCTTTTCCAACTTGCTTGAAGCAAAATTGGTTTCATGATTTAATCCTCCATATTAGGTAGTAAATCTTCGATGTATGCCCAGCGCATATAATGATTCTTTTCCGAAAGTTCTTCCCATGGCTTGCTTTTGGTTAAATAGACCAAATCATAAGCACTGTCAATATCCTCCACAATGAGCATCTTCCCTTTGTCTGGCCTTTCGCTTGCATCATGCCACACGCTGTTGATTCGCCAGTTCGCACCCCATTCAGCAGCTTTAGCGTGTTCAAAAAATCTATCTACAAAACCCGGATTATTCGGGTCTGTTACAAACGTATTTGCATAAAGATGTTCCTTTATTGCTTCCTTGATGTCCTTTTTCATTCTTCAACTCCTTTCTATTTAGTTTTACGCTAATTGTTTATCGAAAATCTTAATACATTCAAATAAATATTTTGCCACTGTTGGATTTACCGCATTGCCGATACTTCCAACTCTGTGTGACCAATCGGGAAACCCATCATCATTTCTAACAATGCTATGCGCTGGGATTTCAAGAATCCTTTTTGCGCAAGTATATCCGACACTCGTATCTGATGTCCACTGTTTAAATATCGAGTTAATGCTTCCACATTTGCAAACGTCGCCTTGTAATCCGATTTTGTTGGAGTAGGCAATAAGATAAAGTCTTTCCCTTTTGTGTGGGTATCCAAAAGCGTAGTTTGATATACATTGCCATTCCGCATTATACCCGATTTTGGAAAGGTCGCATAGGACTTGTTCGAGACCGGAAATAGTGAGAGCTGGCGAATTTTCAATGATGACGTATTTAGGTCTAACTTCCCATATAATTCGGCACATCTCACTCCACAACCCGGAGCGCTTTCCCTTAATACCTTCACGTTTTCCGGCAACACTGATGTCTTGACACGGAAATCCTCCACTAATGATGTCCACATATCGGAGTCCGGTTGTTTTTGTAATATCTGTGAATCTTTCTGCATGAGGAAATTTGTTTTTTAATATTTCACCTTGAAATTTTTCTATCTCACAATTCCACAAAGTGTCAATTCCTGCCATTTCGGCACCTAATTCAAAACCGCCAATACCACTAAATAGGGAGCCGTGAGTCAATTTACTTTGCTTCATTTCTGTTCTGTTTTGAGCCTAATTAGGTTACATCGTTAATACTAATTTCTCGAGTTGTACATCGTTATACAAGCTTAATGCTATCTTACAAGCAACTGCGGATGTTACACCGCAAGAAAACCATGCTATTATCATATAGATTATTTTTAATTCGATTTCTTCCTTTCATTCCGTTCCCGATTGTCTTCCGAAGCACACATCTTGCACCATGATGTCTTGATGTGGCGATTTTACTCTGTTATCCTGAATCATATTTGCGATTTATGAACAAACAGCCTTTCTACTGCATGTTTTGTTACAGTTTGATTAATAGATGTTTTCAAAGGTCGTTCCCAGATACACATAAAGTCATCGGGTGCATTATATTCTGAAACAAACACCTGGTGGCCGTCTTGTACTTTCTTTCGACACCATTCCCAAAATTCATCATGATTAATGGAATAGGAGTATTTTTTTACTCCCTTATATGGTGGGTCGCAATAGATTATGCTTTTGTCGGGTATATATAATTTTTTATAATCAGACCATACAAAATCAACCTCTTTTAAGTTCTCAACTTGTGACAAAGTATTCCTTATTTGCTCTGATATGTAATCGCGTTGTCCGCATTTACCACCTGCGCTATGCCCGGAATATCCCCCGTCAAAAAAACGTCCGTTAAACGAACCCATGAATCCAACCCAACCTATGTAATCTAAGGCAAAAGCATCTGTATGCCTATTGTAGCACTCTCTCACCTCGTTATAAAGATTTCTTTCAATTCTTACAGGTGGAATCCAGCCGTTGATAAGAGATTTCCACATTGCTATCAGATACGGATTGTTATCATTCGCGATTCTGAAACCATCTACTTTATCAATCATATTACATCCACCGCAAAATGGTTCAACATAACACTGTGCAGGTTTTCGGTCTTTCAGGATTATAGGCAAAATATACTTTGCTATTCTTGATTTGCTTCCCATATATTTCATAAACACCAATTTTAACTTAACACCATTTATCCGGCTCGAAATTTCTCGAGTTTCATAAAACACATCCATATTGTCTTGCTCTGTCTTCCGGTAGTATGTCCGAAAAGAGGTTTGAACGGAATAACAGACAAAACTTCCGCAGCTTTTATCTCACTCTCGTTCCATTTGAAAATGAGTGTTCCGTTAGGCTTTAAGACGCGCATACACTCAGTAAATCCGTCAAGTATGAGTGTCTGCCAGTCTTTTGGCAGTTTACCGTACTTCTTAGCCATCCATGAGGTTTCACCAAGTGTTTTCAGGTGCGGTGGGTCGAATACTACCATGTAGAAAGAATTGTCCTCAAATGGAAGGTTGGTGAAATCGGCTATTACATCCGGCTTTATTTCTATGACCCTTGTCTTGCCTCTGTCCTTGGCCGTAAGTGTTTCTGAACGTTTGTCAACAAATAAAGTAAGTGGGTTATGCTTGTCAAACCAAAACATTCTACTGCCACAGCAGGCGTCTAATATGAGCTTTTCATTTTTCATTGCATATTTTTCTATTTCAGAACCACTCTTCATTTGCTCCGACCTCTACCGAGAGCCAGTCCATGAGGATGGTTATAAGGTTATAAATAGGTTTCATTTCACTTGTTACCATTAATTCATCCATTTAACTATGGTATTACCTTTAAATCCTTTTTCCCATACATACCATGCGTATGCTACTGCGCTCCCGCCACCGGCTCTCATTTTCTCAAACTCGGCGTTCTTTGCGCAAAGGATGCGGCTACTCGACACATAGATGTTTTTGGGAGGAAAACGGGTGAATAGCGCCTTGCGTTCCTTACCCTCCATGAACTGAACTTTCAGGAACATGGCAACCTTGTTCCCTTCCGGTATGACGCTTAGAGCCTTGTACACAAATTCAAGAGCATACCTGTAAGGCGGGTTGGTGACTATATCACCGTTCCAAGACTGGTTCTCAATTGAAAGGAAGTCGAAAACCTCATTTCCGCATCGGTCTACCAGGTCGGAACTGCGGACATTATACCCGTGTTTCTCGAATACGCCTGACAAATGCTTCTGCCCACAGGCGCATTCCCATATATTGTGAGAGAACTTTTCTTCTTTCAACAGAAGTTCTGCCGCTATCGGGTCTGTAGCATAGAAATCTTCATTTTGGCGGTCCTTATCCGTGTGGTTGCTTGCTCCAAGAGTCCTGAATATTGAGTTAGAATTACCAACCTTGTATTTATCAGTGTTCATTTTTTCACCTCCTTCGGTTTCCAGTCATTAGGAACTTTCGCCCATTCTCTGAAAGCACTGTCGAATCCGTCAAGGTCAGAGAACATATCCATCTTCGATTTCTCTGTCTCTACGAGTGAGGAGAATTCCAGAAAGTACAAATCTGCGCTTTTAACGAAATTGTTATGCAGCTTCTTCAGGTTTCCGAGAAGCAGTCCTTTGGCGCTCATCAAGTCTGCCGCTTCTTTCACCAAACTGTTGGCTTCACAGTTCAGCAGGTGTGCAGCGGATAGCAACATGTTCATTCTGTCAATGCTACCATTGGCTACGGCGGCGTCAATTAGTTGTTTTCTTGGTTTCATAATACAATTTTATTTGCAACTCAAATAAATTAAAACGGCAACTTTATTGAAGAATGAACAATAGGGCTATCTTGTATTGATTTCCTTCCAAAATCATATTTTCGGAAACAGGTTTGTATTTTATAATAATACTTTTCTGACAAAAAAGGGTAGATATTTTCTTCATTGCTCTTAGTTTTATTGGTTCTTTTATTTGATGTAAAGTTATCTTATTTTTATTTGTTTTCCAAATAAATATTCCTTGTTGTTTTATGCTTTAACTTAGTATAACTGTCATTTTCTACGACTGTCACCAAGCAGGGGAATGACATTAAAACTTTTGAATCTGTCTACCAGCCGCTCACCAAAGCGGGCTTTGAACTCCTTAACGGTAAGATTACTCGTGATGTGGTATTTCTTAAAGTGTGACTGGTAAATTTCATATCGGGCATACAAAAATTCGTCTATTACGCTGTCAAGACTTGTACCGTAACTTTTCTGATTCTCCGTTTCCAGTCCGATGTCATTGATGCAGACGTTGAATGGATTTCCGCCCATTGACCCCTTCTCGGCTGTTTCATTGTAGGTGAAACGGTCTATATGTCCGTGAATCTTGTAATAGTTCATCATTTCTGTAACAGACAGGTTGCAAAACATATTCGGGTTATGCGTCAATTTCAGGTAATCTGAAAATATTTGCATAATGAGTGTTTTTCCAGTGCCAGGGTCTCCGATGATAAGCAGGTTCTTGTGGATTTTATATCCGCGGTCAGGAAAAATGCCCTCTGCAAGCCTGCAATCATTGAAGTAATAAACAAGGAACCTGAGTACGTCGCGGTTGTAATTGTCTACACAGAACTCACGGAATTCCCGCCCCATATAGTTGTCGCCAAGTTTCTCAATCAGGGCGCAGTGATGGTCAAACTCACAATAGTCGGACAGGTCGTATTCAGAAATGTCCCGAATAATCCTTGCGTGCGTCTGTAGAATCCGGGATATGTCCATTTCGCCGAGCTTCTTTTTCCGCTCCCTGTTTTGAAGCCCCTGAATGCGTTCTGAAAGCTGTTGCTCCTCTTGTGTCATTGTCTTTCTGTTTTTTAAGTTCTATTTTCAGCCAGTTTGAAAAATGAGATGTCGCATCAGATACTGATTTCCTTTCTATACCACGGTTCTGTAACTCCATGAAATACATGTCTATATACTCCCTGCATACGTCCTCGGTAAAGAAAGAGTAGCCTACGGAATGTACATTCATTGATAGCTGGTTTATCCAACTTTGATTGGCAAGTAATTCTCTACGGCATTCCGTAAGATTTAAATCCTGCTCAAAATCGGGGGTTACGGGATTACCATCTAAAATTCCATCTCGTGCGTTAGAGAGAGAATTATTAATATCAGGTACATTATCAGGTACATTATAGTTAGCTTTGTTATCATTTGTTAGTTTTGTTACATCTTGATAACTTGTGTTAGCTTTGTTATCATTTGTTGATTTTTCGCCAGAATACCGATTTGCCATACCTTTTTTGCCAGCTTCACGTCTTTTCTCGACAAGACTGTTATATTTGTCATTATTGGAATCGATTTGCTTCTTTATGAAGGAAAATGCCATCTTAGCCAACGGTTTCAGCTCCGATAGCGTCCCCGATGCAACATACTCAATAATCGCATCGTACACTTCAAGTCTGACCTCCGCGGGATATTCCATTAGCACTTCCTGCCATTCGATATAGAAAACAAACGATTTCTTTTTTGTGTCACTCATATTGTTGATAATCAAATGATTGTATGCAGCAAAGTTAACTTTAAATTAATAGATGTACAAATATATCCATCTTGTTATCAGCTACTTAAACATTGTTTATCAATATCCAGTCTTGGTGAGCCGAAGCGATTCTTTCTCGAAGCTGAGAAGTGTTCGTAGCGCATCAAGTTGATGTACACATGAGGCGTTAAGCCTGTCCAGTTTGTCTACCAAAAACGCTTCGTCTTCGGCAATACTGTCGAGTAGAGCATTCTGTATTTTAGCAGAAAGGCAATTCTCTTTGGCTATTCGAATGATTGTATTCTGTATTTCATCCGACTTTTTCTTGCGAAGCATTTTCTTTGCATTAGCAAGCATTTCACCGGTACGCATCATATATACCATTATTGTTGATATGCGTTCCTGAATTTCTTGCGGATTATTAGAGCAAGCGATGTTCAGGTAATCGCTAATTTCCTTTATTTCCTGTTCCATGATTATACATCGTTTAAATAATCTGTTACAACTCTCATAAATTCATCCGAAGACCGGCAGACTACATATTTGTTTCCGGCGGCTTCACATTCTTTCTGCCATTCTTTTTGTGCAGGTCTTTGGTATTCACCAGGCTTTTTCATTTCCACACACAAAGCTCCATAGAAGCGGTTGCTTTTTAAAAGGATTAAATCGGCAACGCCGGGGAGCATCCCTTCATCTTTCATATATGCTCCGTTCCTTGCGCTTCTTCTGGCTGCGTTCGGAACAGCAAACAGCATATCTTTCAGTTTGGGGTATTTCAATCTAAACCACTTTACACAAGCACACTGTATCCTATGCTCATCGTTTGCCGGCTTTTTGTATGATTTAGCTTTGGATGCAAGTTTAATCATCTCCTCGTATGTCATCGCTTTCTTTGTCTTGTGGGGTTACTACTGTATCTTTTCCGGTCTTGTCAACTACGACCTGCTTTCCTCCTACGGTAATGGTTGTCTTGCAGCCTTCCGGGAGTGACTGAATGAAATTACGAACAACGGGAGAGTTGGCGTTTTCTCCAATGGAATCAATAGTTCGCTCTTCTGCGCTGTACGGATATACATCCATAATAGCAGTTTCCGCTACCGATGCAATTTGATAGTCGGCCATTGTGCCTTTCATGCCCTCATCCAGTTTCTTCACTGCATCACGCAGGTCGGCAGCCTGTACCAGTACTTGAGTGGAAGTCTTTTTTTCAGCACCGCTTTTTTCATCCAAAGTGATGAAAATAAGTTTGCATTTGAACCAGCGGTCGGCAGCTTCCTCTTCGCTGGGGAACAATTCGCTGTAGTTGGCACGTTTGATGTCAGATACAGTGAACTCACCGCTGATGTACGGAGTCATCTCTTCGATGATGCGGGCTTCCGCTTCCGTAAAGCTGAGCGCGTCAACCAAATAGGGTTCCGTTACTTTCTTGTTCATTCCGTTATCCATTGTCTTTTCATAACGGATTTTACATTCAAACCATGTATGTAGCATAATTAATCCTCCTCTTCTTGTATAATTCTACTGATTAAATTCTTTCTCCATCCTTGAATAAATCCATTCTTGTCAATATTCATAATGATGTAGTCGCCATATCCTTCATCTTCCGGGCACATGATGGATGGAACGTAACCCTCATGCTCAACAATGATGTTGCCATCTTTATCAGTAACTGTATAAATGCCATCATCGCATACCTTATAGTGAACTTGTGCGGTAAAACCTTTTTTCCAATTAGTGATAACTCCATTGTCGATGTCGATAATAGGTCGCCAGCGGTATTCATTATCGGCATGGATAAATTCAGCACAAGGAATAGTTGGCGGATTTTCAGAATCACTAACTCCGTTTACTTCTGCATCTTCCCAATAGCGGACACCTGCATCTACTTTCAGGTAGACCGCCTCAAACTCGGTCGGTTTGCTGATTGTAATTTTCATTGTTCTATTTTCTTTTGAATTTTCTTTATCATGTTTCTGAATTGCCTTGCCTTATCTGCTTCGCAAGGTTTGGTAGCGGTTTTGTCTATCAGATTTGCACCATATTCAAGCATTCTGACAATGGAATTTAAATCTGTATTGCATAGGGTATCTGCAAGTTCAATCTTGTCGAAATCAATATTATTATCATTCATGAAGTCGCCAAGAGCGATTATGTTTTCACGAGTTGCGGTAACAGTAAAAGTTCTCGTCAGTAACTCCGGTTCCAGGGCTTTGGCTTGCTCGACAAAGGCAGGTGGTTCATTGGTGACATGCTGTCTGGTTCTTGCAAATGGATTGACTGAATTCTGCTTGGCCCGTTCCGCTTCCTCTTTCATTCGGGCTTCTTCGGCGGCTTTCTTTTCATGTTCAGCCTTGATTCGCGCTTCTTCTGCTGCTTTGGCACGCTCACGCTGTTCCTTTAGGCGGTTGGCATACTGGATAGTAGATGCGATATTGAGCGTATCCATATAATAAGTACGGAGGACATCGAAATCCTCACCAAACCCATTCAGCGTGGAGAGTTCGTTTTCAACCTTAGCAAATATGACATCAATATCAGAACATGCACTTCTATAACTTATGGATTTGTTGAGCCACTCCGGTTTAAATACCTTGTTGAAGTCCACAAGGTTTGCATTCATACCGTCAAAGTAAGCTTTGATAGTGGCTTTCTTCTTGTCCTTGTATTGCTGCTCGTTCTGTTTGACTACTGTGTCAATCTTGGCGGAGCACTCGCCGATGAGTTTCACGGTTTCATTTACAATGTCCTTGAACTCCCCGAAAGGTTTCATAAATTCTTTTTCAATTTCAAGACGTTTGGCATTGAGTGCTTTTGCCGCCTTGTTGAGAGCTGCCTTGTCTTTCTTCGCTTGGTCGATATTCTCATCGTTATAATTGGAAATATCATACATTGGCAAAGCTGCTTTTACCATATCTCTGATTTGAATTGCATTGGTAGTAAGACTGCCTAATGTTTTTTCACTTACGACCAGTTCGAGGTCAGTTTCTTGGATTGCTAATTGTGTATTCATTGCTCTGTTTTTAAGTTTCTATTTCTGAAAGCTTCGTGTTGCTCTTTGGTTTTGAGCCACTGAAGGCATCTTTTATTTTCGGGAACAGTCAATTGCGCAACAACCCCAAGCATTTCATCAAACGACAACATGTCGGTACTCTTGTCACCAATGTGGACATCAAAGCAGTCGTTGTCAAGCTGTTTAATTATAATATCAAGTTTCATTGTCAAGTATTCTTTAAATTCATGCTAAGTATGCAGACCGTGCGTTAAACTGTTTTCTATTATTCCTCCTCAATTAATTCATTGATGATTTCGTTAGCAGCGCAGATACGCTTTTCAATCATGGCGAAGCATGAATAATCCGGGTTTATCCGCACTATATGTATGGGATTACTTTGAAACGGGCAGTACACAACGAAGTCACACCAATTTGCACCGGTAACCATCATGTGGGATTGGCACTGAAAGAAATATTCAGGTTTTACAGATAGTAATCCTGCATTATCTGTGGCTTCAATCTTGTATTTCATAAATGTGTTTTGATTGGGGCATTTTATCTCAAGAACCCCTTTCTCGCCGTTTTCGCCATAATAATACCCATCAGGAGAAGAACCGAAGTTTGGAATGTTTGGGTGAACGCAAAGACCAGTTTCAACCATATTCCTTCCGGTTATTTTGATGTATAATCTGCGGGCGTTTTCCTCTTGGATATTTCCCCATTCAATAGCCTTTGAAGAAAAGCCTACTTGTTGAAGATACATATCAAAAGACTCGTCATCTTCCACGATTGCAGGATTCATACTTCTTTCGGCTGCGAGTTGGTAAATGTATGATTTGGCTGTGTCGCCGAACATCTCATCTTTCTTCCGGCTGGATTTCATTAAATCACCGACACGGGAGCCGGTGATTTTGCCAAGACGTTTTCTATACCATTCTAACGTGTGTTGCGCTTCCATTACAATAAGGATTTAGGGGTGGGATTCTTGCCGGCTGCCTGGCTTGACTGTTGGGGCGCGGATGGAGTAGGGGAGTCTCCGGCATCTTGTACTCCAGCTGCTTTTTCTGCTAAAGACGCCAATTTATCTTTAGGCTTGATTTCCTCATATTCGGCATCCTGAATATCATCAGCTTCTTCTTTGGTGATAAGCCCCATTGATATTTCTGGGCAATAAACACGCTGCCAAAAGGCGGCGGCACGATAACGAAGCATCTGACTTGGCATTGATTGCCATTTTGAACCGTTCTTTTTTGTCCAGCCTTCTTTATCTGCCATTTCCATGGTAATCCAATCTCCATGAAGCGGTTCTTTGTGCTCTTTGTCTGACGATTCGTAGGCTATACAACGGCATCCATAACTGGGCGTGCCTTCTTCACCCTTGAATTCGTAACGTAGAGGAGAAAAACGCCCGCTCGCATTAATGGTTGCGATTAGAAATTTACTGCTGAAAGCCGGATTGCCATGTACGATGTAAAGGTTCTGCATACACATAAGAGGATTGCACCCCATTCTCATAGCCATGTCTAAGGCTATCACACAGTTACCTACATTTCCTTTATAAGTATCCGGTACAATAGTACTTGTCGTATACATGTTAGCCATGCGCTGCATGACCTCGAATTGTTTTACAGTCTGACCTACTGGTGTCATTGCAAATTCGGCAGCTTGTTTAGCCTGGATAAGCTGCAATTCCGTTGGTTGATTGTTTTCTTCCATTGCTCAAATATTTTAAAGTTCAACAATATCTTGATATGCCGAGAGAGCGGCATATATTATCTTGTTCTGTTTCAAATTCATCATCTTCATAATCACGCACTTCTTTCTCCATTGATTTTATATCTTCTTGGATGAGATTAACCACTTCCTGTTTGTAATCGCAGTTATACAATGAAACGGCTTGAAGTTCAGTCATTCTGTTAACTGCATCAAGTTCAATATACAAGTCTTCAAGACGCGCTCTAAGCTGATTATTCATAGTATTTATCGTTAGCGGATTCTTCATTCTCAAACTCCTTATCGTGCTTTTTTATACAGAGCGACATTAGGGTAAATACGATAAACGATAAGTAGAATATCACATTAGGACTTTCTGCAAACACGACCATCGTAATAAACGATAGAACCCAAGTGGAAATTATAGAACTTTGCTTCATAACTTATTGATTATTAGCTCTTTTATTTGATATAAAGTTAACTGTTTTTACTTTAAGCGCCAAACGTTAAAACATTTAAAATCAATTGCTTAACTTAGTATAACTATTTGACTTTCAAATAATCAATATTTCAAGGAAGCGTGCCTTAGCACATCATAGGCATTACAGAACCATTTACCGTTTTGCTTCTGTGTCCTTTTCTCTGCACGGATTAATCCGCTACCGATTAATTTCGTCAGCCTTGACAACCCACCGACAATATCGGCAGCTTCATCGCGCCCGAAAGTCTTGTTGTTCAATACGATTTTTAAAACATCTTCATTTAGCATAGAACTGAACTTTTATATTATTGCGTCCTTAAGTCGCTTTACTTCGATAATTTTACATGTTGTTGCGATTTTGCGTGTACGTCATCTCCATAGATTTGTATCTTTTCATTTTCTGATATATCCAAGTTCTTTGTTATCATACTATATCAATCAGGTAGTTGATGTATTTTATGTTTATTTCTCTCTGATTACAGTAATGATTTTCTCCTCTCTATTTAAAGAGGTTCTTAGGGTTATACCCATAGCAGTTGACAGACTTGTGCAGATAGATTTTACAGAAAGCATCTTTTCTATTGGAAAATCAGCAGCTTCTCCTTTTCCCAATGCTCTAATAGTAGGCATCATTTTTATTTTTTTATTTACCATAAATGTAGTTTGTTGATTTGTTTTCTTATTTTTGTATTGCAAATTTAGATATATTAATTAGAATGCAATAGGAAAATCTTAGGAAATTCCTATTATTTGCATTTATTAACCAATTAAATCATGAATGTAAATAGTAGAATTTTAGAATTTGTATCAGCAAAAGGACTTTCCGTTGCTGAATTTGAGAGACTTTGCGGTCTTTCCAACGGTTATGTGCGTAAAGTTAAAGACTCCTTAGGCAAAAGGGGATTAACGGATATTCTTAGAAAATTCCCAGAATTGAATTCCGATTGGCTTCTAACTGGAGAAGGAGATATGTTTCTTTCACAACAGTCTAACCCTATAATCAATTATACGACCGGAGTCCCTTATTATAATGTTGACTTCATAGGAGGATTTGATTTAGTATTGAATGACCAAACCATCAATCCGGAATATCTAATCGATTTCAAATTATATAACGAGGCAACTTGCTGGTGCAATGTTACCGGGCATTCTATGGAGCCGGAAATAGCTCATGGAGATATGATTGCCTTGAAAAAAATAGAGGATTTTTCGTTTATTCCTTTTGGTGAAGTATATGCTATTGTTACAACAAATGAAATGAGAACAATAAAAAGAATTGGACCGGCAACAAATCCAGAGAATTATTCACTGATACCAACAAATAAGTCTCCTGAATATGGAATACAGGAATTACCAAAGCGAATGATTAGGCATATATACCATGTTTTGGGCTGCATGAAAAGACTTTAACGCATAAGACTTAAATCAACTATATCATGGATTTCAAAGATAATATCCTGCAAATAGCAGAAAGAATTGAAAAACAAAAAGACGCCATTCAAACAGAGGAAGCTACGAAAAACGCATTTATCATGCCAATGATAGCGGCTCTCGGATATGATGTGTTCAATCCGTTTGAGGTCGTTCCGGAAATGGATTGCGACCTCACAAAGCGTGGAGACAAGATAGACTATGCGATTATGAAAGACAACAAGCCGATACTTCTAATCGAGTGCAAGCATTGTTTACAGAAGCTCGACCTGCATAGTACGCAGCTCTCCAAATATTATGCGGCCTCAAACGCACGCTTTGGAGTGCTAACCAATGGGATTGAATACAGATTCTACGCAGACCTGGATAAGACTAATATCATGGATGAAAAACCATTCTTGGTGGTGAATATGTTGGATTTGTCGGATTCAGACATTGAACAGATGAAGAAATTCCATAAATCATACTATAATGAATCGGAAATTCTAAGCACGGCACAAGAACTGCAAATAACCATACAGATAAAGGAAATTCTTATAAAAAATTTCCAGTCGCCAGGAGACGAATTTACGAGGTATTTCGTTCGCTGCTTGAATGATTGGAAATCAACTTCAAAGCAAATAGAACAATACAGGCCGATTGTCAAGAAAACCATTGCGGCAGTTATCAATGATATTATAGCGGATAGGCTAAATGTAGCGATAAAAAACGAAAACACCCAACAGGGTGAGGATACATGCAACGCACAGGTTGATCCTGTGGCAGAAATAGAGCCACAAGATGATAATTTGCCGGAGGGAATAGTGTACGCAGACAAGGAGCGGGGAGTGGTCACAACGCAGGAGGAGATAGACGGTTACAATATCATACGAAGCATCCTTCGACGTAAGATAAAGGCTGACAAGATTGTGTACAAGGATTTCAAATCTTATTTCGCCATAGGTGTTGGAAATGCTTCATATTGGTGGGGATGCCGTTTGGCGTTTGGAAGCAGAAAGAAGAACATATATTTCCCGACAGAAGGATATAAGTCGCAAGAAAAAGTGAAAATTGAAACACTAGATGATATTTTCAAGTACGCCGACCGATTGGAGCAAACGTTCGATATGGCACAAAAATCTTATGAGAATTACAAATCAAAACATTAATAGCTATGATGATTATCAATATTATCTACATTGTAATACTAGTATTTGGCATTCTGCAAATTATTCTGTTCTTCAAATTGTGGGGTATGACAAATGATGTTCGTGCGATGAAGAACAAACTCGAGGAAAGTTCTAAGGAGATTGAATACTACACAAGGGAAATGAATGAGCACCTTCGAAAGATAGAAGAGAAACATTTGCCTTTATGATGATTATTTGCCTCTTTGTCTAATGGTACAACGAGGCTTTATCATATTTGGAACGCATTAAGGATACCGCCATTGGTGCACCCGTGAAAGGGCGTTTCATAGAATCATTATTCATCGGTCCTACCGATTGGGAACAAATGACAGACTTTATGAATCTTCGTATCCAGAAAGGAGAAGAAACGGCTTTGACTGAGTTTGACAGTGCCGGCAAGAGTCTTTCTGTATATGGGGTGTCGGTCAATAATGAATTTGACGTGCCGCATTGGGATATGACTATTATGGATAATTGGGAGCTGATGATAGGTAATTGAGATGAAAAATCCCCGATATGCTCGAATACCGGGGATTGCGTTTCTTCTCATCCTTTCATCATCATAACATCCGCCCGCATCTCGATGTAATCCTTGTACTTATCCGGATTGTTTACATAGTCAATGACTCTGTTTATTGCAATTTCCGCTTGCTTCTGTCGTACTTTGGTGTAATAGCGTATGATACCCTTGTTCTTATCAGAGTGCCCAAGACAATAATCTATAACTCCGTCAGGTATGCCAAGTTCAGAGGCGAATTGGGCAAAGGTTTTTCGGGCGGAATAATAAACGACCTTTTGGTTTATCTTTAACTCTTCGGCAAGCGTATTCAAACTACGTGTCAGATACCTATAGAAATTAGAATAAGTGAACTTATAACCAAAATCAAGTTTACCGGTATTACGGTTCATCCAGTCGTTGATGATTGGTCTGGCATCCTCATGTATGGTTATTATAATCCGCTGTTCGCCCAACTTCAGATTACGGGCTTTTTTTCTGATGTACTCAATCTTATCGGTTTTACGGAAATCTACATCAAGTAAATCTGCAAGGTTTATTCCACCCAGATAGAATGAAAGCATGAACAGGTCACGTGCAACACGGAGTTTCTTTTCTTTCGGCAAATGATTCTTTATTTTCAGAAGATTCTCTATTGTAATATCCACCTCACGCACGGGAGAAGACTTTATCGAATAGTAAGCAAACGGGGAAACGTCATATTTCACGAGCTGTTTTTTCACCCCACGGTTTATTATCGTTCGAGTACGAGACATCATCATTCCGATTGTGGTCTCCCCAACCCTCTTGGTGTTCCGCAAGAACCTGGCGTAATTGTGAATAATCTCCGGGGTGATGTCTGACAAAAGAAACTCTCCTTTCGTAAATTCCGTGAAATACCTGCAATTACGTTCAAGTAGTTTCGCATAATTCCCCCTACCGTCTTCTATTAACTCAGTAATATATGAGCCGGCTACAGCCTGGAATGTAGCGGCAGTATGACCTGCGGTTGTGCTGTTTATCAATATCTCACGTAGCTGCCTGCAATCGTACATCTGAATACACCTGATGCTATCAAGTTTCTCCTGGTATTCATTCAGGAGATTACGTAACTTCGTATTGATTATAGCTGCATCCGGACGTTTTACAATTTGTCCGTTTTTGAATTGGGAAAGGTGGTCGATTTTAAATCGGGTGACAATGTAGCGTGTTACACTTTTATGCCCAAGAGCTATTCTTATTTTATGAGAACCGTCTTTTGCTACCTTGTCCGGTGTTACTGCTAATTTAAGAGTTGCCATAATGAATTAAAATAAAAGGTTCGTTTTGGGTTCGCTTTTTCGCTCAAAAGTGAGCGCTTTTGCCTTTTTTTTTAATTCCTGCGATGTGATAAATAAAAGAAAAACGCCGATTAAACATTTATAATCAGCGTTTTATGAAAGTGATTCCGTTGCGATTCGAACGCAAGACCCACGCCTTAGAAGGGCGTTGCTCTATCCAGCTGAGCTACGGAACCATCCTTAATTGCGGTGCAAAGGTACGTTTTTTTTATGAAAACTACAAATTTTACACCCAAAATATTTATTATTTATATTAAAATAATAGGCCTATATATGAAAAGTAGATAGTTGTTCTATTGAAATACAATGCTTTAGATAGCATAACATTTTTCTTTAAAAGAGAACTAAATCAACCCACATTTCAAAAGAATCTGTATAAATTCAAAATCTTATCAGCTAAATCTCAATAAAACTTTGCTTTTACAAAAATTCTCCTCGGCTGATATTACTTATAGTATATTATAATTGGTAATAAGTATCGTTAGCCATAATGATTGCATCTTCTAAAGTACCGCCATTTTGTTCTACAAATACGATAATGGCATCTATAAACTCGTTGAAAGAAGCA